AAATAATGAATGTTCCAAGACCAACACCTACACCAACACCAACATCAACACCAAGACCAACAAAAACACCAACACCTACCCCAACTCCTACACCAACACCCAATCCTTGTCCAACAAAAACACCAACACCTACACCAACACCTACACCAAGACCGACAAGAACACCAACACCTACCCCAACACCTACACCTACACCAACGTCTTGTCCAACAAAAACACCAACACCTACCCCAACATTGGGTCCAGAACCGTCTGGTATATATTATGGTAAATTTAGTGGTGCAACAATTACAAGTGGTGATGTATCAACACTTACATTTGTCACAACAAATAACCCAACAAATTCATATGTTACATTACCAACTGGAACAGCATATGGATATATTTTAATTCCAATAACATTACCACAACCAACAGGATTTAAAAATAATAACATATGTTTCGGATCTAATATTTTAAATTATACTGGACAAATAATTATTATAGATGGAAATGGTTTTCCAATAACATATAACATATACCGAACATTTTGGGAAATTACTGCTAGTCTGGATTGTTGGTTATGTGGTTAAAAAAAAAATAAAAAAAAATAATGAGTTTTTCACTATCAGGTGGTGTTGAGGTTTATGGTTTTATTTCACCTACGGAAATTACGGATCAATATCCGGTAATTGACCCACTATATGGTATTGATGGTTTTAGAAATGTTAATACATTGTCTGACCTTAATAGTATTCCAAATTTAAGAAGAAGAGCTGGAATGGTTGTCGGTGTTGGTGGTGGTTCACAATATTATAAACTAAACCTTGGGCCTTGGAATGGGACAATAACAGACTGGTCTTTATTTCAAACTGGTGGTGGAGGAACATTTACTGGAGGAACTGGAAGTTGTATTACAGATTTATATATTGATAATTTACATTCTTGTAATACCGGAATTACATTACATAATAGTGTTATTCCACAAAATGATAATACAATTGATTTAGGAACACCAATAAGAAGATTTAGGAATATAAATACTATTAGTGGGACCACATCTTATTGGACAACAACAGTAAAAGTCATAACACCAGAATTAGATTTAGGAAATGATGGTTTGGGAAATTCAAGAATAATAACCGCAAATAATTCGGTAATACAAAATGATGTACTAAATGGCGGAACATTTTAAAAAAATACTATGGGAACAAAATTAAGTTTAAGACAAATTGCTGATATTGATAATCTACCTTTTTATTTTAAAAAGGCAGACGAAATGGATGTTGAAGATAATAACATCGTTTTCAACTTTAAAGAAAATACCAATATGTCAGGAACATCAATTGGTGCTGGTTTTACCATTCAAGATGGTGATGGAATTAATTCGGATGTTAATTTTAATATTATAAATGTTAAGAATATTCAAAACATAAATACATCTGAATATAACGGTAATAATGGTTTTCAAAATAGAGGGTGGATTACACAATTAAATGATATAATTATTGGTTCAAATAGTGGTCTAACAACCGGCTATAGAGTAATAAAAGAAAAAGATTCACTAGATGGTGGTGAATTCTAAAATAAAATATATTTATAGATAAAAAATTATGGCAACCAGACAAACAAGGTTAATAACCAAAAATAGTAATATAGTAAATAGACCTTTACCAACATCATTGCTTCAAGGTGAGGCGATTGTAAATACCGCTGATGGTATTATGTTTTTCTCAGGTATTACAACATCAACAACAAACTGGACACCAGCTGGAACCGGAGCTACGGAACAAACATTTTTTGAAGTTGGTTCCAATCTTTATGATTTAAGATTAAGAAATAGAATAACAAAATATGAAGGTCAGACGGGTGCCGGACTTGTTGGTAAATTCTTATCCGGAACAACAAATGGTTTTGTTCTTGCCGACATTTCAAATATTTCTGGTATTGATACATATGTCACCGGTGGATCATTAACAACAAGTGCTTCAACAAGTTCAAATTTACAAACAACACAATTGTCATACAATATTACACCAGCTGGTGGTCCTTATAGTATTTCAACACAAAATACATTTACAACTGGTGGAACATATGATAATTCTCAAAAACAAATAACATTTTTAAGAAATGACGGAAAAACTGGTTATACCGTAGATTTATCAACAATTGATGTTAATGATACTTATGTTACTGGCGGAACAAATACCGCGGCAACCACAAGTTCTCCAAACGCATCAATTGGTCTATTATATAATCAAGATATTGCACCCGGAACATATTCATTACCATACACAAATGTATTTACAACCGGATTTACATATAATTCAGTAAATAATTCTTTTACAATAACAGATAATAGTGGTAATGCTTATAGTGATTCAATTACAACAGTTTCAGGTTTATCGTTTTCAAATTTAACACAAGGAAGGGTTGTTTATGTTGGTGTTGGTGGTTTATTAAAAGATAAGGCCGCCTTTACATATAATGAAGGAACGGATACATTGGGTGTTAAAGACATTCAAGCTAGTGGTGATGTTGTGGTTCAAGGGAATTTAACGGTATTTGGGTCAAGTATTTCCGCTTTTACATCTAATTTATATGTGGAAGATAATAATATCATATTAAACTATAATCCAACAGGTTCATCAACATCATTTTCAGTAAATGCTGGTATTACAATTCAAGACGGAAATGGTATTACTGGTGATAGTGTCAATTTTGATATTATCAAAATGTGGGATTTAACTGGTATAACACCAACACAAGTTCTTGATCTTAATGAATACACAGGATCTACTGGTTATACAAATCGCGGTTGGATTACACAATTAAATGATATTGTAATTAGAAGTACCGATATTACGGACTCACCAACAGATCCACAATCTCCTGGGGCCGTAACCGGTGTTAGAGTTTTGGCAGAATTTGATGTTTTATCGGGTGGTGAATATTAACTTTAAAAAATAAAAATAGACCTTAATATTAAGGTAAAAAAAAATTAAGTCATATATATGGCAACAAGACAAACAACACTTTTATTAAAGAGATCAAATGTAATTGGAAAAATACCACCATTAAGTGGTTTAACATTAGGTGAGATGGCATTAAATACTGCTGATGCCAAATTATATACATTATTTACATCTGGAACAACTGGTGCCACAGAAGTTAGAGAAATTGGTTGGAATAGAGTATCCAAAACTGGTGATACCATTAGTGGTGATTTAATTATAAATGGTGGTTTAAGTGCAACAACAATAAGTGCCGCAACTTATCAGAATTTACCGGTTAGTGGTTTAATTCCTGGTTCAAATATTAGCATAACTGGTTCTAATGGGAACTTTACAGTATCATTTACTGGAGCAACAAGTTCAACCGGTGTTTTTGGTATATCTAACACTAGTGGAGTATATACTTACTACTCAACATTATCTGCGGCTATGTCAGCAGCAACTACTGGACAAACTATTGAAATGTTTGCAGATGTTACTACAACAACAACAGTAACCTTAAAACCAAATGTCATTTTATATGGTAATGGTCACACATATACATATTCGGGAAATACAGGTAATGTATTTTCAACAAGTCCTGGTAGCGGTACTTATTTTTTCTATAATATGAACATAAGACGCTCAAATACTGCAACATCAACTGGTGTGATATTTTCGGCCGATGGAACAGTTTTTGGAACTACATTAACTTTTAAATGTTATAATCTAACCGTAACTTACACAACAACAACAGGTACTGCACCAATAGTCACAACAACTGGTTTTGGTATATACGGTTGGGCATTTGATGGAATAGAAGTTATAGGAAATAGTTCTGGATTTTTATTTCCTGATGTGTTTTCGGTTAATAATATAAGAAATAGTAGAATTGAAAATACTGGAACAGGAGGTGGATACTCAACTGCAAATATAAATGGTGGTAGTGTAATTGAAAATACATATGTAAAAACAGTGTCTGGTGTTGCAATATCATTAAATTATAGTAATCAAGGTGATACTGCTAGAGATTGTACTGTTATAACAACATCTTCAAATGGTATTGTTGGTGGAACAGCAATAAATTGTTATTCTTTTTCAAATTCAGGAAGAGCTATCACATCTAGCGCCTTTAATTGTGTTGCATCAACGGTTACAGGCATTGCATATTACCAAAGTAATGCTTGGAATTCAATTGGAACATCTTCAAGTACTGGTGTTGCTGTTAGACCATTTTTTACAATGTCTTCATTCTACGATTGTACTTTTAGAAGTGCTGGAAATGCGACAATTTCAGATACTACTTATGCCGCTAGGTTTTATAATTGTTCAATAGAAAACGCTTGGAATAATGCGTCAGGACATGGTATTTTACTAAATGGTGCTGGAGTTGAGGTTACAAATTGTTCCATCTCAGTAACTAACGCGTCCGCAAATTGTATAGTAGGTGCCGGATCGATTACTGTTAAATATGCAAATAATTCATTCCGAGGTGCAACGACACCAATTAACATTAATGTTACACAAGGAATTACTAATACACACGATAATCAAGGTAATATATTAATATAAATGGAAAATTATAAAATAGATATTTTTTTAGAACTAAATTTTCTTGTTATTCAGAATTTAAACACACAAGAACAAAAATATTTTACCATATCTGACTTATCTGGTGATTTATTAACATCGTATAATAATTTTAATCAATTGATTAATCAAAAAACTAATGAAGATTTCAGCCAAATTTATGTTGCTAAAAACCCTGTGACTAGGTTTGTAACGATGAAAGTACATATTACAAAGTTAGAAAATACACAAGAAACACTTTATGATAATTTATCTGATTCAGAAAAATTAATATTTGATAATTTTTATAACACATTTACAAACTAATTAAAAATGAATTTAAGTAATATATTAATTGTTGTGGTTAACATCATTATTTAAAATAAAAATAATAGTTTATATCGTTGTAAATTAGAAAAAATATATAAATGCCACACCAAATAACAATAACAGGAGTAACGGGTAATGCACCATATCAGGTTCAAGTTTGTGATATATCAATAACAAATTGTTTTAATGTTCCAGGAACATTTAGTTCAGTCCCATACACTTTTAATGTTCCAGCTCCTTTAGATGTTGCAAATTCAGTTATTGTTATTGTAAGTGATGACGATGGTTGTGAAACTTTCCAGTATTATTCTTGTCCTACAACACCCACACCCACTCCAACACCAACTGCAACACCTACACCTACTCCAACAAGTCTATGTCGGTGTATTACAGCCGATAATACATCAACAAGTGATGGTTCATTTGATTATACGGATTGTAATGGCAATAATGTTTTGGATGTTATAATTCAAAGTGGTATAACATATTATACTTGTGGTTCAAACCCAACAAATGGAACAAATCTTACAATAACAATTGGTGATCCTTGTAGTTCAAACCAATTTTGTCCAACACCTACTTGTCCTCCAACACCAACACCAACACCAGTAGCACCTATTTGTGCTCTTGGTGATTATTTAGTCTTTGTTTATGAATTTCCATCTGGTTCGGGGACGGACTTAGATACTGTAACAACTTTAACACAACCAACAATAAATGGGCCTCTAGGTTTTTGCCCAACTGGTAATAAGCCTTCAGGTGTCTGGGGCGGTCCTTATATGTATTGGGGTGGTGATAATGTAGGAAATGGAAGTGAATCGGTGTTTTTTAAAGTAAATGATATTAAAACGGCATTTCCTTCAGCACCAACAATTCAATTTACAACAAAAGCCAATTGGTATAATACAAACGTAGGAACTGGTGTTATTAATCTTGCTATGTATGTTTATTCCGGCGGAACAATGGTTTCCGATGGTAATTATGGATTTACAAATTTCGGTGGTTCTTTAGTTGCTACATACACATTCCCATTACCACCATTAATATTGTTTAATAATGAATGTACTGAAAACCAATGTTTAGGAACCTTTACTTATAATATTTCAACCGGATGTATTATAAGGACAGATGGTTGTTAAATCAAAATCAACTTAATAAAATAATAATTATTTAACCATTCAACTTTTTATTTTATTCCATATTTTTTTATTAAAAAATTATATATGGATAAAATTTTCGTTCAAATCGCAAGTTATAGAGATCCCCAACTTATACCAACAATTGAGGATATGTTAAAAAAAGCTAGACACCCAGAAAATTTGATTTTTGGGATTTGTTGGCAATATGATGAAACCGAAGACATTACTAAATATGATAGTAATCCAAATTTTAGGATTAAAAAATATCACTATTCAGAAAGTCAAGGTTTAGGTTGGGCTAGAAATGTGACAAATTTACTATATGGTGGAGAAAAATATACATTACAAATTGATTCACATCATAGATTTGTTGAAAATTGGGATGAAATTGTCTTGGAGGATTTTAATCAGGCTTTAGAAATATCCGAAAAACCTGTTATTACAACATATTGCACACCATTTGATCCGAATGAAGATGAAGATAAGTGGAATAAAACACCAACATTAATGTCTCAATATGAGTTTAGTTCTGACAAACTTTTAATGTCAATGCCTTGGTATATTCAAGATTATAAAGAAAGAGACAAAATAATTAGAGCAAGAACTATTAGTGGGCATTTTTATTTTACATATGGAAAATTTATTGAAGAAGTACCATATGATCCTGACATTTATTTTGGTGGGTATGTTGAGGAGACAACACTAAGTGCTAGAGCATATACAAATGGTTATGACTTTTTTAGTCCATATAGAATGGTTATGTGGCATGAATACACAAGAAATTACAGACCGAAGCATTGGGAGGACCACGGTAAGGAAAGTAAAACAGATAAAACCAGTGGACAAAGAGATGTTTTTGCTAGAGAAAAGACAAGACAACTTTTTGGAACCGATGAGGGTGATATTGATATGGGTATTTATTGTTTGGGTGATAAAAGAACTTTACACGATTATGAAGTTTATGGAGGATTTGACTTTAAAAAATGTATAATCCAAGACTATACTCTAAAAGTTAAAGAACCACCAAATCCTATTGATTGGGAAAACCAATTTATCAAAAATGTGTATAATTTTGAGGTAGATTGGGATTTAAATTTTTTCAAAAAGTATAATTTTATAAATAAAAAGTTTTTAACTTTTGCGGTTGCAAATAGTAGTGGGGCTGAACTATATAGAAGAGATTTTACATTAGAAAACGACCCTCAATATGTTAATCTAGAAATAAACAAATTTAGAGCTTTTTTTGAATCAGCTGATAGACCAAATAAAATAATTATGTATCTCTTCGATGAAGAAAAACAATGGAGTGATAGATATGAAAAAATAATAGTATGAGAATAGCATTTATAGTCATAGGAAATAGTAGAAGAAGTAATTACTTGAATGGTGAAACATTAAGATATGGTGGTGGTGGAGGATCTGGAACTGATACAAGTTCTATTTTAATTGCAGAATATCTTGCAAGTCAAGGACATGAAGTTGTGTTTGCGTCAGAAAGATTAGAACCTCATTTAGATAAAAAATTAGAATCATTAGGGTTGGGTTTTGAACCTGGAAAGAATGTAAGAGGCGTGTGTTATACTGATATACATTTCACTAATGTACCAAACAAAGAATTTGACATATTAGTAAGTAGTTTATGGTTTGTTGATTATAAAAATATCCCAATCAAAATTTCAAAAGGTTTAATTTATTGGTCTCATATGCAATGGATATATGGGGTGGGTGAAATCATTGATTTTGTAAATACCAATAATTTAAAATTAGGCATTGTGAATATATCTGAATGGGAGAAAAAAATGAACCAAAATGTGGTTAATAGTTTATTAAATAATTGTAAAGATACAATTTCAACAATAATACCAAACCCAATAATGGATGATGTAATAAATGAAGTATTATTAAATAACCCAAAAAAGAAAAAACATAAATTTATTTTTCATGCAGCATGGGCAAGAGGTGGTGATGTTGCGGTGGAAGCGGTAAGAAAATTAAATTTCAAGGATTGTGAATTCCACGCCTTTGATTATTTATTGGCGACACACGCACATTCAGATTCTTTTTTTAAACTACATAATAGTGTGGATAAAAAAACATTATTTACACATTTGGCCGAAAGTGAATATTTTATTTATCCTCTATATACACCATATCAAGATGTTCATAAAGACACTTTTTCTTGTGTTGTTGCAGAAGCTATTGCATTAGGTTGTATTCCGGTGACATATCCATTAGGCGCTTTACCTGAAAATTTTGATGGGTATTGTGCTTGGTTGGATTTTCCTCCAGGTTCAGACCCAAATAAGATGCAAAACGAACCTTTATCAAAAGACATTGATGGTATTTTTAAATATTCTGATAATATCGTATCCAAAGTAAATTCTTTAGAAGAAAATCCAGAATTTAAAAATAAAATAATAGAAAATGGAAAAGATTATATTTTAGAAAAATTCAACAAAAATAAAGTAGGAGATATGTGGAAAAATTTTATTAATAGTTTATTGAATGGGTAATAGAGATTATACAGATTACTATTGGAGATTACATAATGATTGGAGTATTCCAGCTCAACATATTGAATATCTAAAAACAATTGATTATTATCCTAAAGTTATTTACGACATAGGTTCTGCGGTTCTTCATTGGACTAAAGAAGCCAAGAAAATATGGTCTAACTCAATATATTATAATTTTGAAGCCGTCTTACAAGTTGAGGAATTTTATTTGGAATATGGTTCTACATTTTCTTTGAATGTTTTTAGCGATACGGACGATAAAGAATTAATATTTTATAATCACCCACTTTATTTGGCTGGTAATTCTTATTATAAAGAAAATGAAATTTTTTCTCCCGCGGCTAAAAACATATATGATGAAAAATCTTATGAAATAAGACTGACAAAAAAAATAGACACTATTGTATTTAATCAAAAATTCAGATTACCTGACTTTGTGAAAATTGATGTTCAAGGTGCCGAAATTGATATTTTAAAAGGAATGAAAGAAACACTCAAAAATGTTAAACATATGATTGTGGAATTACAACATGTTGAATATAATTTAGGTGCTAAAAAAATAGACGAATCAATTCCCTTTATAGAATCTTTAGGTTTTGAGCTTGTTTCAAATAAAAGTAATAATAAATATTTTTGTGGTAATGGTCCTGATGCTGATTATCACTTTATAAGAAAATAATTTATGTATGATTATATAATTGTTGGTTCTGGATTTTTCGGTTCTATTTGTGCTCACGAACTTACAAAAAAAGGATATAATTGTTTAGTATTAGAAAAACGCAACCATATTGGTGGAAATTGCTATACATCTAACAGAGATGGTATTAATGTTCACGATTATGGTCCCCACATTTTTCACACCTCTAATGATGAAGTTTGGGAATGGATAAATCAATTCGTTTCCTTCAATGATTTCATACTAAGAGCTGTTGCAAATTATAAAAATGAAATTTACTCATTACCTTTTAATATGTGGACATTCTCAAAATTATGGAATATTACACAACCAAGTGAAGCAAAAAAAATAATAGAAGAACAAGGTAGTGAAATTATAGAACCAAAAAACTTGGAAGAACAAGCCATAAAGTTGGTTGGTAGAGATGTTTATGAAAAACTAATAAAAGGTTATACAACTAAACAATGGAAAAAAGATCCTAGATTATTACCAAAAGAAATAATAAAAAGACTACCAGTTAGATTTACATACGATAATAATTATTTTAATGACAAGTATCAAGGAATACCAATAGGTGGTTATACCCAAATATTTGAAAAATTATTAGATGGAATTGAGGTAAAATTAAATGTGGATTACTTATCGGATAAAGAATATTGGAATTCAGTTACAAAAAAAATAATATACACAGGTCCAATAGATGCTTTCTATAACTATAAATTTGGAGAATTGGAATATAAAACAACAGAATTTAATCACAAGAAATTTGAAACTGAGAATTATCAAGGGTGTGCTATGATGAACTTCACGGATTCCGAAGTTTCATTTACGAGAATTATAGAACATAAACATTTTGAAAAAACCGAATCAAATGTGAGTTGGGTTAGTTGGGAATACCCAACAGACTATTCAGCAAAAAAAACAGAACCTTATTATCCTGTCAATGATCAAGAAAATAATTTCAAATATAGTCAGTATAAAACATTAGCCGACAAAGAAGAAAATATAATTTTTGGTGGTAGATTGGCTGAATATAAATACTATGATATGCACCAAGTAATAGAATGTGCATTAAAAAAATGTAAAGAAGAAATTATATTATAGGAAAACTAATATTTATTGTAAAAACAATAAATGGAATTTTATATTAAAAAGAACGCAACATTACCATTGTTAAAAATTCAAGTGGTAAAAGACGGTAGAAGCGACTACAATAGTTTTATGAATTTCATTGAGGAATCGGCAATATTCTTTTCAATGACGGATGTTGAAACCGGAATTCCAAAAATAGTGACAAGGCCGGCTGGTTTCACAAAAAAAGAATTTACGGATCCAAATGCTCCAGTTGAGTATTATGTTTATTACCAATTCCAATCAAAAGACACAAATAAGGTTGGGAGATTTGAAGGTCAGTTTTTATTTAGAACCGAGAACGAGGGTGTTTTAATTTTACCAATTAGAGAAAAACTATATATTAATGTTCAAGAAAGTTTTATAGCTGATGATTTACCATATGAAAGTTGTTATGTTTCAGAATTTCCTTGTTGCATTTCAACACCTGTTATTCCAGTAACAGCGACGACAAAAGTTGTTGAAACAGAATTTCCACTTGGTAGAACACATAAACCAGACGAACGGGATAATAATTATTTAATTGAAAACCACCTTTTAACCTCATCAAGATCAAGAGTGACAATAACATCAAGATATTGGGATGATAATGGATGGTGGGGAAATCAAGGAAATACACCACATTGTGTTGGTTTTTCTTGGGCTCATTGGTTGGAAGATGGACCAATTGGACAACCAGGTATTGCACCAATTATTCAACCTAAAATAATTTATGAAAACGCTCAAAAACTTGATGAATGGCCAGGTGAAAACTATAATGGAACTTCGGTAAGGGGTGGTGTAAAATATCTACAACAAGTAGGTAAAGTAAGAAATTATTATTGGGGTTATACACTTCAAACATTAATTAACTCTGTTTTAAATATTGGACCGGTAGTAGTTGGGACAAATTGGTATAGAAATATGTTCTTTCCAGATAGAAATGGAAATATAAGAATTGGTGGTCCTTTAGTTGGTGGACATGCTTATGTAATTAATGGTGTTGACACAAGAAAAAGAATATTTAGAATGAAAAATAGTTGGGGTAGAAGTTGGGGTATAAATGGCTCAGCTTATATTTCCTTCAATGATATGGAAAGATTAATTAGAGAAAACGGAGAAATTTGTTTTGCAACAGAATTAATTTAATAAAAATATAAGTATTTATAAAATAAAAAAATTATGGCAAATAAAAAAATATCACAATTACCTTCTGTTAGTAGTGTGGATTATACACCAACAGATATATTACCAATTGTGAATTATACTCAAACGAGTGGAACTACAAGTCAAACATTACTTACAGAATTAAAAACATATATAAATTCTGGAAATACCGTATCTATATCTGGGGGAACCAATTTAAGTATCACTGGAACTTATCCTAACTTTGGTGTTAGTTTCACAGGATCAACTGGAACATCATTTACTGGTGGAACTGTAAGTGGCGCTACATCATTTACTGGTGGACTAAGTGCAAATACATTAAATGTTAATGGAAATTTAACAGTAACTGGTAATACTTCTTTACAAGGTTTAACCGCAACAACAATATCGGCTACAACATATCAAAATTTACCAGTTAGTGGTTTAACTCCTGGTAATAATATTGCAATAAGTGGAACTAATGGAAACTTCACAATATCGGTTACTGGAACACCAATTAGTTCATATACCAACATTGGTTCAACCGGAACATCATTCAACTGGAATGTTTCTGGTGTTAGCACAAATTATCAAGTAACATTGACAGCAAACACAACATTAACATTAACGGGTGTTAGGAATGGTGAATATGGAACCTTAATTGTCACACAAGATGCTGTTGGTGGAAGAACATTAAGTTTAGGTAATGTTAATGGTGCTAGTGGAACACATAGAGTTGCAAACGGAGGTGTTGGTTCTGTAGTATTATCATCCAACCCAAGTATTACAGATATATTAACATTTACATATAATGGTTCTACAATGTATTGGACAGTTGGGAATGACTACAGTTAGTAATTAAATTTAGGTATGAGCAGACAACAGTTTACATCAAGAAATAATATAAATCAAGTCTTAACATTTCAAAAAAGTGGATCAACAACTTCTTTTAATCCAGCAGTTGCGTTTAGTAGTGGTTCAAGAAGAGTCTCTTGGAGATTAGATAATGGTTCCGGAACAACACAAATTGCTAATAATTCATTAACCTATGGTGGTTTTTCTACTGACACACAAATTAGAACCATTCAAATGAGAGGTAATAGTTTTAGGAATATAAGTAGTTTTAATTTGAGTAATGATAATTTATATGGTCATTTGAACTTAACTCCATTATCTGAATTGGGTGGTGCTTTTATGGTTAATTTTAATAGTAATCTAACAGGAATAACACATTCACCATCATCACAAAATTTTTCAACATATCATGCTTATGTTTGCAATCTAACCGGAAATTTGGACTTAACACCATTATCCGGATTGGGTGGTAATTTTAGGGTCGAGTTTAACCCAAATCTAACAGGAATAACACATTCACCATCATCACAAAATTTTTCAAGATATCGGGTTCAAGCTTGTAATCTAATCGGAAATTTGGACTTAACTCCATTATCTGGACTTGGTGGTGATTTTAGGGTTAATAATAATACTGGTTTAACAAGTATTACACATACACCATCATCACAGAATTTTTCAACATATTTAGCAAATAATTGTAATCTAACCGGAAATTTGGACTTAACTCCATTATCTGGACTTGGTGGTGATTTTAGGGTTAATAATAATACTGGTTTAACAAGTATTACACATACACCATCATCACAGAATTTTACAGATTATTACACATATGATTGTAACCTAACCGGAAATTTAGATTTAACTCCATTATCTGGATTGGGCGGTATTTTTAGGGTTGAAAATAATAGAAATCTAACTGGAATAACACATACACCATCATCACGGAATTTTACAGGTTATGAAGCTAGCTATTGTAATCTAACCGGAAATTTAAATTTACCCTTATCTGGTCTTGGTGGTAGTTTTTCTGTTCGTAATAATAGTGGATTAACTAGTATAACACATACACAATCATCACAAAATTTTTCAATATATTGGGCAAACGAGTGTAATCTAACCGGAAATTTAGATTTAACTCCATTATCTGGATTGGGTGGTAGTTTTTCTGTTCATAATAATAGAAATCTAACAGGAATAACACATACACAATCATCGCAGAATTTTTCAACATATTTAACATATAGTTGTAATCTAACCGGAAATTTGGATTTAACACCATTATCTGGATTGGGGGGACAATTTCAAGTTTCTAATAATACTGGTTTAACAAGTATAACACACACACAATCATCACAGAATTTTTCAAGATATTGGGCATATGATTGTAACCTAACCGGAAATCTGGATTTAACTCCATTATCTGGACTTGGTGGTGATTTTTCTGTTTATGGGAATAGAAATTTAACTGGAATAACACATTCAGTATCATCACAGAATTTTTCAAGATATTGGGCATATGATTGTAACCTAACCGGAAATTTGGATTTAACGCCATTAACAAAATTAGGTGGGTCTAGTTCTGCATCAACCGGGTATATTAAAATAAATAATAATTCTGGTTTAACAAGTGTTGCATTTCCAATTGTTAATACTTTTTTTAGAAATGCTAATGATAATGAAGCTTTAGCCGCCTTTGGTTTGCATAGTTGTAATCTAGATTATATTGATTTTACACCATTATCTGGCGCAACATTATTAACAGGATCAACAGGAAATCCAAGAATATCTTTAAGAGATAACAATATGATTTCTGAAGATGTTAATCACATACTTGTTGATTTTAGCGGAAATGCGACATACAATCCAACCGGATGGTCAAATGTTAATTTAAATATTAGTGGTACAAATGGTGCTCCAAATTCTACTTCTGGTGTTTATGATGGAATTGCGGCCAGAAACTTTTTAACCGGATCTCCATATAACTGGATTATAACACATTCGTAATTATATATTAAATTTTTTATTTGACAATACACAACCAATCCAATATATTTATTGAGGTAAGGTAAATGTCGTTTGACACGACAGCAAATGAACCACTCAAAAATATATTATGATTACAGCAGAAGAAATTAAATCGTTTCTAGAAGGAAACGACCCAGAAGAACACATTGTGGCAATAGAGTTTGATTATCAAAAAGACCACATTTATAAAATCAAAGAAATACCAGGAAAAGGAAAATCAATCGCAAGGGATAGTCTTATTGCATTTGCTTGGGTTGGTGATTTAAGAGGATTAAACTTTTATCAAGGATCCAAGGCTTTACAAAAAGAAGCAATGACCAAGTATGGTATTATCATAGAAAAATTAAGAACAGACGGAAATGAACAATTAGAAAATGGTTTGACATTCCTTGTTAAATCACTAAAGGGATATAGAGCACTCACGCAATTTTTTAGAGATGGCGGAATTGACCCTTGGGGTGAAAAAGTAAAAGATAAATTCTTAATGCTCACACCAACAGAACAATTCTTAGTCTCAAAAGAAAAAAGATTATTCAAAGGATTTGAAGATTACAATGATATTACAAGACTTGTATTTGACCTTGAGACGACCTCTTTGGAACCTAGAGATGGTCATATCTTTATGATTGGAATTAAAACAAATAAGGGTTACAGAAAGGTAATTGAATGTACAAATGATGATGAAGAAAGAAAAGGAATTTGTGAGTTCTTTAAAATTATAGATGAATTAAAACCTTCAATTATTTCTGGGTATAACTCAGCAAACTTTGACTGGTATTGGATTTATGAAAGATGTAAAATATTAAATCTTGATATTAAAAAAATTGCCAAATCTCTTCACGGTGAAAGATCAATCACACAAAAAGAATCAATATTAAAATTAGGAAACGAAGTTGAGAGTTTTACCCAAACTCAAATGTGGGGTTATAACATTATTGATATTATCCATTCAGTTCGTAGAGCGCAAGCAATCAATTCTTCAATCAAAGAAGCGGGTCTTAAATACATTACAAAATTTATTGATGCCGAAGCTGATGATAGGGTTTATATTGACCACGACAAAATTGGTTCAATGTATAGAGAAAAGAATCTTTATTGGTTAAACATTGAAAATGGTAAGTATAAAAAAGTTGGTGTTGATGAAAAAATAGATGAGGTGTGTTCAAGAAGAACCGACATTTATATTCAAACAACTGGTGATGACCTTGTGGAACGATACTTGGACGATGACTTGGAGGAAACCTTGTTAGTAGATGAAGAATTCAACCAAGGGTCATTTCTTCTTGCATCACTTCTTCCAACAACATATGAGAGGGTTTCAACGATGGGGACGGCAACAATCTGGAAACTTGTAATGCTTGCTTGGTCTTATAAACACGGTCTTGCAATTCCGGCAAAAAAAGAAAAAAGAAACTTTGTTGGTGGATTATCACGATTATTAAAAGTAGGGTTTTCAAAAGAGGTTTTAAAACTTGACTACTCATCACTTTATCCTTCCATTCAATTAACACACGATGTATTTCCAGAATCAGATATTACTGGTGTAATGAAAGGTTTATTATCTTATTTTAGGGATACTCGTATTATGTATAAGAATCTATCATCTGAATACAAATCAATTGATAAAAAAATTTCTCAAAAATATGATAGATTCCAATTACCAGTTAAAATTTTTATTAACTCGTTATTTGGAGCTCTCTCCGCCCCACAAGTATTTCCTTGGGGTGATATGGACAAGGGTGAAATGATTACTTGTAGTGGACGACAATATTTAAGAATGATGATAAACTTTTTCACAGAAAAAGGTTATAATGCAATTTTAATGGACACAGATGGTGTTAATTTTTCTTTACCAGATGGTGGTGTGGAAGATAGAAAGTATATCGGTCGCGGTCTTAACTGGTTAGTAAAAGAAGGAAAAGAATATGTGGGGTATGATGCTGATGTTGCGGAATTTAACGACACATTTATGCGTGGTCCAATGGGGCTTGATTGCGACGATACTTGGGCTTCTTGTATTAATTTAGCTCGTAAAAACTATGCGACATTAGAACATAATGGAAAGGCTAAATTCACAGGAAATACAATTAAATCTAAAAAGATGCCAAAATATATTGAACTATTTTTGGATAAAGGAATTAAACTTTTACTTAATGGTGATGGACAAGGGTTTGTTGAGTGGTATTACGAATATCTACAAAAAATATTTGACCAAAAGATTCCTTTGATGGATATTGCAAACAAGGCAAAGATTAAACAATCCATTGATGATTACATAAAAAGAAGTAAAACCAAAACAAAAGCTGGAGCTGAAATGTCAAGACAAGCACATATGGAACTTGCAATCAAAGAAGGACTTAATGTTAGTCTTGGTGATGTAATTTATTATGTAAACAACGGAACAAAGGCATCACATGGCGATGTTCAGAAAGTTAATAAACCAAAGAAGGGGTGGAATGAAGAACAACTAAAAACTTTCTTTTCAAATTCAAAAGTTAATCCAGATACGGTAGAATCAGTTATTCAACTTAACTGTTATAGAATTGACCCCCAAGAATTAGAAAGTAATCCAGGATTAACCGGTGAATACAACATACAAAGAGCAATTGCAACATTTAATAAAAGAGTAGAACCATTACTTGTTTGTTTTAAAGATGAGGTTAGAGATGGGTTATTAGTTAAGAATCCAGAAGAAAGGCCATTTTTTACTAAAGACCAATGTGAATTGATAAATGGAGTCCCTTTTGAGGAAAAAGATCAGGACAAAATAGATGAAGTTATGATAATTTCAAATGAAGAAATGTTGTTCTGGGAAAAAGTTGGCATTTCACCATATCATATGTATGATAATGTTGATTCGTATATGCAAAAATTTATTTCATAAATTTTTTAATAAAAGTGAAACTTTAATAAACTAACAGATATTTATATTATGGGGAGACCAAAAATTAACCAAGAAGATAAAAAAATAAAATTTGGTATAAGTTTAGATCCTAAACTTTATCAAAAAATAAAAGATGATGGTCACAAGGTCTCAACATTAATTGAAAGATTAGTTAGAGAGTATTATGGAAACAAAAATTTGTAGTAAATGTAAAGAAGAAAAAGAATTGTGTTTTTTTGGTTTGGATAAAAGATCTAAAGACGGGGTAAGATGTCACTGTAATGAATGTCGTAAAATAGAAAGTAAAGAATATAGAACTAAAAATCCTGAAAAAAGAAAAGAAACTTTAAAAAAGTTTTATGAAAATAATAAAGAAAAAGAATTATTACGATTTAAAAAATATAGAGAAGAAAATCCAGAAAAAAGAAAAGAAACTTGTAGAAAATACAATCAAAATAATAAAGAAAAAACTAATGAATTTGCAAGACTTTGGAAAAAAAATGCAAGAATAAATAACCCAATCTATAAACTTATATCAAATCTTCGTAGTAGAACTAAAGATTATTTGAGGCGTAATGAAATTAATTCTAATAGTAATATAAAAAATATAATTGGTTGTACCCCAGAATTTCTAAAAGAACCCCTTGAAAGTCAATTTAAAGATGGTATGACTTGGGAAAACTATAATTTTTATGGTTGGCACATAGACCACATAATACCACTATCATCAGCTAAAAACGAAGAAGAAATTTATAAACTTTGTCATTACACAAATTTACAACCACTATGGGCTAAAGAAAATTTAAGTAAAGGATCAAAGATATTATGACATCTTTAAGCCATCAGAACTTGAGATATACCAATTACCCTCAACAAATTTAAATTTAACACAAGCACCTTTCTCCAAAAGAAGCTCATCCCACTCTTCATCAATTAGACCAATGTCTGATTTAACCAAAACATTTGTAAGTGATTTTACTGTAATTTTTGTAGATACATTTGAATTTAATGTAACTTCTGACCGTTCAACATTTTTAACAATTAAAAATGTTTCATCATTTGTTGTGTAGAGAGAATCAGAAATTATTTTATAAATTTCTTTTGGTTTTTCAATAATAACTTTTGGCTCAACGACTGTTTGCGTTTGATACCTAACAACATTTTTTCTGGGTGTTAAATTTTCAACCTTTATCATATCACATATATTTGTCTTGGCATCGCCCTAAATTTTAGGGATTTATTTAAGTTTTCAGCGATTAATGCGTCTCTTTCTATTACTTTCTCTGGTTTTAATCTAGTTAATCTACCTTCAGCACCAATAAGTTCTTCAATCAGTTTTGCTTTTTCATCTTTGGCTTCTGTTGCCAATGTTTGCCATTCCATTTGTAAATCACCATCTGGTGTTTTAAGATTTCCACTAAATTTACCACGAACCTTTGAAAGTGTTTCCTTACAATACGCTATAAACCACCGTCTAACCCAGATTTGTGCTGGATTGTTTAAATCGTGCCAACTCATTTTGTCAAATGGAACATCGGATGGTAATTTGATAATATCTGGATTATCCTTTAAACATTTATCTCTATCTTCCGGACCAACATCATAATACCAATACCAAACTTTTCCTTTCATTAAAGTTGAATTACCGAAGTCAAATTTACCACCTGGTGTGTTCATCAAATGAACCGCTTTCTTACCATCTGGTAATGCTGTTACTCTATATGTTAATTCACCAGCGATAATTCTTTTTTGAATATTTATTTCTTGCATTCTCAATAACATATCAAATGCTGGCATTAAAAAGTAACTACCAGATAAATTACCAACTTGAGCATAACCTGCCGGTCCTGAAATACCACCACCAGCAATACCACCAAATGCCCAAGGATCAAAAAGTAAGTTATTCATTTCTGGTGGTGTGAACCACAACATCTCATTTAATTCTCTATTTGCCGGAATTTCATAAATTTGTTGTCCTTTAACCAACTGAATATAATCTTTTTTCAATACCCAATCACCACCGGCTTGAAGACCAACTATTTTTGAATATGCGTATGTATATCTTGTTTCATAATCCAAACTTCTTGTTGTGAAAGCTCTGGATAAAGATTGTGTATCAAGGTTTAAATTATTTAATGCCGACCATTGAGATTCAATTAACCAATCTTGAACATATTGTGAATATTCGTCAATTGAAAATTCAAGAAGAGTATCCATTTGTTCGTCTTCTAATTCAACACTTCTTAAAGGGGCACCAAGTAAATGCCTTACTTTTTTATAAAGGTCGCTCCTTCCTGGTTCAGATATAATTGCCATAGTTCTTTTTTATATAAATATTACCTTATTGGATTTACCAATTTTTTAAGATCTAACTTGAATCTTTCATTTTTAGATAAACCTCTAATAATGTCTTGTGGTAAATTGTCTCCAAGTCTTTGGACACCATATTTATTTCCAAGTTGATTAAATAAATTTAAAACTTCATTTGTTTTTTCATCACCAATTAAAAACGATTTATAATCATCCATTGTTAAAACTGGAAACTGAATAAATCCAGACATAGTTTTGTCACCGCTAAGTATTTTTGTTGATAATGATATTGTTTGTGCTTCTGGCGATCTTCCGGCATTTAATAATCCTGGTGTTTTAACAAGATCAATAATTTTATTTTTATCATAATAATATAAATCAATTCCAACTTTTGTCTCATTTGGAATACCAACCAACAATCCGGTGATGTCTGTAAGTAAAAATTCCAATATATCTTCGGCTTGATTTTTCAAATCTTGATTTTCGTGATTTACCAATAATCTAAGAAAATTTGGTTGTTGGCTCATCTTTAACAATTCTTGTTTGTTTTCTTCAGAACCAGAATAGTTGGCTAAATATTGACCCAATGTTTCTTTAATACTTTTAAGTGTTATTCGTTCTTTTTGACTTCTAACAATTTTACAAGAAATTTTATCACCAGCTGGTGTTGAGACATCAAATGGTGAAACATTACTTGTTGCTAAATCACCATTTAAAAATCCGGCAACCATACCTTCAAAATCAAGACCCCTTGACTTACTTTTTACAAACCTTTGAAAATAATTGTTAAATCTATATTTTGATCTTTCTGATACATTACTCAAATTAAGCGACATAAGACCTTCAAGTGTTCTATTAAAATCAATATTACCTCTTGAAATTTCGGCAGTTATGATGTTTTTAATTGCTTCTGATGCGGATTCGGCATCCAAGGGTATAAGTCTAATTTTTTGTAATTCACGACTCATTGCCTTTTTTAAATCATAACCCATAGTATCATTTTCGACAATAATTTTTCTTAATGATTCGTTTAATTTCTTTTTTGATTTGGTTTCATATAAATCATTAACAAATTCCCAATTTATATGGTTCCAAAAATTACTAATATATTCGTCTCTTTTGTTTTGATATTTTAAATAGTAAGCGTGTTCCCAAAGATCAAGTCCAAGTAATGGAAAGCCACCACCCTTAATAATATCCATTAGAGGATTATCTTGGTTTGGTGTTGTCATAATTTTTAAATTATTTGACTTTGTGAGGATTAACCAAACCCACCCAGACCCAAAACTATCTTTTGCCGATTGATTAAACTCATCTTTAAGTTTTTTAATGTTTCCAAACTCTTTTTTAATTTTATCTAAAATTGATCCGCTTGGATTTTGTTTTTTTGGTGACAACATTTTCCAAAATAAAGCATGGTTAAACGCACCACCAGCATTATTTCTTACTTTTGTGTCAAATTTTGAAATTGATTTTACAATATCCTCAAGTTCCATTTCACCTTTTTTATCGGATAACGCGGCGTTTAATTTTTTAACATAACCTTTATAGTGTTTGTTGTAATGAATATCCATTGTTTTAGGATCAACAAATTGTTTCATTGCTGAATATGAATATGGTAATTTATCAATACCAATTTTTTTCATTTCAGTAATAAATTCTTCGTGTAAATTTTGTTTTTCTGTTTTAAGAATTTCTTCTTTTAAAAGATCCAGTTTTTTTATTAATGGTTTTGAATGTTCAAAAACAAGTTCATTATAATCTGGATATTCTTTCTCAAACATTTTAATTAGTTGCCCAGCAAAAGCATTTGCCTCATCTTCATTTTGACCACCAATGTCTGGACCTCTTTCCCTACCAAGAACTAATCTTTGATGAGCGTGAACCCATTCGTGTGCTAGAGTTCTCATTATATCACGGTTCAATCTATTTTTGGATAAGACTTTAATAACTCCGTTCATATTTTGAGACCCAGTGGACATATGTCCTTTTTTCTCACCAAGAAATAAAATTTTGAGTTCTTTATTTACTGGGTATTTTGAATTTATAAATTTAATAAAATCGTTATACATTTTCTTGTCTTGTGGTTGAAGACCAGAATCAATATGTTTTACAGTAACTTTCATTATTAATAAATACTACTGAAAATAAAAAACCCCAACTTTTGATTGGGGGTTATTGTGTAATTTTTACTTTTCCATTTTATGAATCTTTTCAAGGATCCTATCAAGAATAAAAAGAGAAGTTTCTTTATCATCCTGTCTTATTGTTTTTTGTAAGTCAGATAAACCCAATTTTATTTTCATCATATCGTGAATAAACATTTCTTCACCACCATCATAATACATATTGTTTTCTCTATCACTTTCTTTGATAACCTTTTTAACAATACGAGACAAATCACTTTCTGTTAGTTTTACAATTCTTTTCATAATAATTTTTTTATTATAAATATTATGTTTTAATAAAAACTACATTTTTTTATTTATTAAAGTTAAAATTTCTTCCACAACATCACCAGTGTCCTGAACCTCATCACCCATTACTGTTCCAATAATTTTTTTCTTTTTATTTAGAATATCATATATAACACCCTCAATTGTATTTTCAAATATTGGATAATAAACAAGTACATTATTTTTTTGACCATAACGATATGCCCTATCTTCTGCTTGAGCGTGTTCTGCTGGAACAAACGATAAGTCGTTCATTATTACAACCTCAGCGGCCGTTAAAGTAAGACCAACACCTGCAGCTTTTAAGTTCCCAACAAAAACTTTAATTTTTTCGTTTTCTTGGAATTGGTCAACGGCGTATTGTCTTTGAACTTTATTACAACTACCGTCAAGATATACAGACTCTTTACCAAAGTGATTATGTATTAGTTGTAATGTGTCGGTAAAGTTTGTAAATATGATTACTTTTTTTCCTTGGTCTACAATATTTTGTGCAAATTCAATTGTATCTTTTACTTTTTCATTTGCAATTACTTTTCTTACTTTCATAAGTTTTGAGAACTGAACGGTAAGAGAAGAGGACTCGTCGGTTTTATTTTTCAACCATTCGTAATATTCACCCATCAAATCTTTATATTCTTTTGATGAGGTTCTTAAATAAACTGGTGTAATAATTTTATCTGGCAAATCAAGGACATTTTCTTTTAATCTCCTAAGAATTTGTTTTGATGTTCTATCTTTTAATTCCTCTAAATTTGAGGCACCGGTCACATTCCAGACTTTTCTTTTTCCAGCTCTAAACTGAAATCCTTGACAATAACGAATAGCGTAAGCCATCCAGTTTTGTGCCACTGGACTCTCAATAATATTAAGAAGGTTATAATAATTAATTGGTCTTGAAGTCATCGGTGTTCCAGTAAGTAACCAAACTCTTTTTATATTTTTTACAAAATCATTTATAAGTTTTGTTCTTTGTGCTTGAACATTTGAAACCATATGAGCTTCATCAAGTATTACAAGTTCAAAATTTGATTGTAATAATAATGAATTTTCTTTATCTTCCTTATTATGAAAGTTTTTTAGAATATCATAATTTACAATCACAAAATCAGCTTCGGTTGAAAACTTCTTACCTTCTGCAATAAAACAAGTTCTGTCCGAATAGTTTTCAATCTCTCGTTGCCAATTTATTTTAAGTGATGCCGGACAAACAATTAAAATCTTCTTAGCACCAGTCTCAAGAGCTGCAATAATTGTGGAGGTTGTATTATGGGTTACAATACAATGTTCTGTGACATATAATTTATCTGGTGAATCAACAGAAATACAAACGCTATTTTCAAAACCAACTTTTTCAATATTTTTAATATATCTACCAGTTGGGTATTTTGTTGGTTCAGCATACTTTTCGGCTTTTCGTTTTAATCTAAATGGGTTCATACCCTTTGGTAATTTAATATTAACTCTATATGCCAACTTACCTTTCTTTTTTTCACCATTATAAGTATAGGTTGGAATACGAGTTTTGACTCTAGCAATACCACCTAATGTTTGAACAATCTCAACAACATCATCACATAGTTGTTTTGATACAGTGCAAAATTCAGTCCCTAAAAACTTTCCACTATTATTAAACATACAATGTCCGTCAGTATCCATTAGCCCTTGTAAAATTGATAATCTATTTTCAATTGATGAATATTTGTATATTTCTGGAATAAATTTAGTATGGGATCTGGTCTCGTTGAGTTTGAGTTCATTTAAAATATTCCTACCAATAAATTTATTTCCCTTTCTTTTATTATCAATTTTTTTATTTTCATTTAAATTGAAATTGTCAAATAATTCATCGTAATCGTCACTGTGTACTGTAAAAACACAAGATGATTTAGTTATATGTCCATCCCCCAAAATCAAACCCAAAAGATAAGGGTCTATCGGAAGACTACCATTCCGTTCAAATTGAATTGGATCAACAATCGGTATTTGCCACTTATTATTACCATTTGAGTATTTATAATGGGTTTCAACTTCATACTCTTTATCTTTATTGTGTCCGACCCCTTTAATTTTAATTTTACCACCTTCAAACATTTGTTTGGTTGATAATACTAATGATTTTTTTCGTCGTTTACTATTTCTATTTTTACCGGTAGTTGCTGAAGAAACTGACCATAAATGTTCATCACCAACTAAAATTGAAAATCCGTCATTAAATGTAATTTTATATGTTTCTTTTACACCTTGTGGGTAAACACCTCTAACTAAATATTTTTTACCATCACTACCAATTACTTCATCACCAACTTTTAAATCTCCAATTTTTTTTCTACCATTTGGTGTAAATACCTTGTTTTCAACGAATTCCGCCTTCCCGAGCCCCATATCATCTGCTAAAATAAACCTTCTGGAACCAACAAGTTTTTCAATAGCTTCCTTCTGGTGTGATAGTGGTGGTCTATGTTCATATTTAGAATAATCAATATTAACCTCATCAACAGTTTGTGATTTAATTAAAGAAGATTTAGGAACCCAAAATTCAGAAAGATTATCTTTTTCAAAAAACTTACCCCATATGTGATATGACTTATCTTTTTCAACAAGTAGTTTTTCAATATAGACTTTTTCTGGTGTTTCAAACAAATATCTCTCTTGTGCAAACTTTTTAGCAAAGTATGGATCCAGTTCAACCCATTTACGAGCAACCTTTGGTTTTGTGTCAAAATATTCTACAATGTAATCAGCTTGGGTTCTTGTTGGATAAAACTTTTTGTTAGTTTCCTTTTTGGATTTCATATAAAGAATATAATTATTAGCCCCACTATATGAGTCCAATAAATCAAGTGCTTTATGTTCTATTAGTTGTTTTTGTAATTCCAAAATTCCAAGATATAAATAAAAATAATAATAAAAACAATATTTATCAATAAAAAAGGTATGACAAACAGAGTTCCAATAACGCGTCTAGGCAAATTTTTTGGTGACAGTGACTTCAAACTTGAAATTGAAATGGGTCAAGAATGGTTGGTTGGTGATATGAATTACACCTGTGTGTTATATCGTGTGGATAAAACAAAAACCAAAACCGATGATGTTTATGGTGAAACCGTATCAGATGGTATTAAGTTTTTACCCCCAGTTGAGTTTAATGCTTATGTTGCAATTGCCGCTCCAGAAAATAAATTTCTTGGAACAACAAAAATGGATCAAGTTGAACCTGGTAATATTACAATGTCTGTGTATTTAAAAACTCTTGAAGATTTAAATATTGATATAGATTTTGGCGATTATGTTGGATACTATGATACGGAAAGTTTTGTAAGATACTACACGGTTGTAAACGATGGTCGTGTTACATCAGATATAAAACACACATATAAAGGATACCGACCATTTTATAGAACTATTGTTGCTGCACCTGTTGGACCTAACGAATTTAGAGGATTATAATATGGGACTACCAAAAAAAATTAAAAAAAATATTGACCTTATAGATAAGAAAACTCTTCTTCCAAGAAGACACGAGATTGCTGATATGATTTCTCAAGATGGAACATATCTTCCTAAATCTTTATTACATCCAGATTTGGATAGAGGTTTCTTGGATTTTGTTCGTGACAAACTAACTTGTGTTGTTGAGGGTAATACCATCCCAATGATTGATATTTTAATTACAACACAAAACTGGGCACAATTTACTGAAACTTGGGATTTTCAAAACTTGGATAAGAATGTTGAACCGCCTTTTATTGCCGTTGTTAGATCACCGGAAGTGACTTATGGGAACAATCCCTCTTTAATGACACTCAATATTCCGGAAAGAAGACAATATTATTATGCCAAGGTCCCAACCTGGGATGGACAAAGAAATGGTTTTGACATTTATAAAATACCACAACCAATACCAGTTGATATTAAATATACTGTAATTATTGTGTGTAATAGAATGAGAGAATTAAATAAATTTAATCAAATAGTCTTAACAAAATTCGCGTCAAAACAAGCATACCAGGTAATCAAAGGGCATTATATTCCAATTATTATGGGTAATATCCAAGATGAATCGGTTATGGATTTGGAAAAAAGAAAAGTGTATCTTCAAAAATATGAATTCACATTACAAGGATTTTTAATGGATGAGGATGAATTTGAAATTAGACCGGCAATTACAAGAACTTTTGAAATATATGAAACCGAAACCGGAATAAAAAGAAAAAAACAAAAGAAAGAACAACCTCAAATTCCTGGAACTTATATACCAACATACAAAGTAGGAAATTTGGTGTCGGTTAATAAATTTGAATATACCGTAAATTTAAAATTATCAACAAACAATAATGTTGATGTATATCAAGCATTTATAAATGATGACTATTATGGTAATAGTTTAACTGAAATACAACTTAACACCGGAGATACATTAAGAATTGTTATAACAAAGTATGATAATTCAAAAGATGCGGAAATTGTTTTTACACAAGAATTAATTTAATCCTCACCATATATATCTCTTTTTTCTTTACACTTTTCAATGATAAGTCCCTCAAGAAATTTATACATTTTTAAACCTCTTTTATCACAATATTTTTTTAAGATGTTATGAACATCCTTATCAATCTTTAAGTTTTTAATCTTTTTATTGTTTTGTTCCATAGGTAGAAAAAAGGTAGAAAAAATTCTCACCAAAATATAAATAGTTTTATGTAAGTAAAGTTTTTGCTAAAAAACACAATATTTATAGTAAAATAAATTAAAACATAAAATTTAAAATCTATGGCAACTAACAGTAAAATATTTGTTTCACCAGGGGTTTATACTTCAGAAGTTGATCTAAGCTTTGTTGCACAAAGTGTTGGTGTTACAACTTTGGGTATTGCGGGGGAGACTTTAAAAGGTCCTGCTTTTGAACCAATTTTTATTAGAAACTATGATGAATTCCAAACCTACTTTGGTGGGACTTCACCAGAAAAATTTGTGAATACACAAATTCCTAAATACGAGGCAGCATATATTGCTAAATCATATTTACAACAATCAAACCAATTATTTGTAACGAGAATATTGGGATTATCTGGTTATGATGCCGGACCATCTTGGTCTATTGTAACCAAAGCAAATGTTGATCCTAAAACAGTTGATTTCGTGTGTTTTAGTTCGGTAACTGATCCTAGTAATGTATGTGATACCATTTGTGTTATACCAAGTGCAATCACATTTATGGTTCCTTTTACTGCATGTACTAATTCTGAAGATAGTATTATTTATGATTCATTACCGGGTCCATTAACCAATGAATTCTTATTACAACAATACGAAAACTTTGATGGTTCAATTTCAACACTTGATACTAACATTAGAGATCAAATCTTTAACATTATTACAGATAATGGAGATCCTTTTACTGCTGAAACTAGAAATATTAACTACTATGGTTCAATCTTGGGTGATGACTATGATGATTTAGTTAGTCTTGGTTATTCAGCTGAAACAAATGTATTTAATGTTCCATCACCATCAAGTGATTTAACGGATTATACATCACCATTTAATGATGCTTGGTATTATGCTTTATTTAATAATACAAATAATGGATTATATTCAGGGTTTTCATTCTACACATTTGTGTCTGGTTTAACTGAAGTTTTCCCAATTGTACCGACACCTACACCTACTCCGAGTGCAACACCTACACCAACGCCTACAAATCCTTGTATTACACCAACTCCAACTACTACACCGGCACCAACTCCAATACCAGTAAATGTTAGATGTTTTGAAGGTATGTTAGTAGGGACACTATATTATTATTCTGGTGTGGCATATACAGATTATGACGATTTGGTTGTTGCAACATTAAGATCAAGAGGTATTGCAACATATTCAGATGAAAATAATCCAGTATTTGAAGTTTCTGATATTTCAAATGTAACTCTTAATATGTCAGGTCAATATTCTGGAGTTCTTAAAAACCCATATTTACCATTTGCGGTAAATGTAACAAACGATTCTGGAACTAACTTTATTTTTGAAACATCGTTTAGTCAATCAGATTCACAATATATCGCAAAAGTATTTGGTGGAACTAACTTTGGGAAACCAAGAACATCAACTCCATTATTCTTGGAAGAAAGATTCCAAGCGTTATTAAATTATGGTTGGAAAAAAGGTTATATCAGAGGTTTAAGTACTGAACTTACAGCTCTTGATTCAGCACAAAAAAGTGATGTAGATCCAAATACGATCGGTTGGTATTTAGAAAAATTCCAATCGCCATCATCTCCTTGGGTAGTATCCGAGTTAAGGGGAACAAAAACATTTAACCTATTTAAATTCTACACAATATCTGATGGTAATGCCGCAAATACTGAAATTAAAATTTCAATTGTTAATATCTCATTTGCTAATAGAACATTTGATGTGTTAGTTAGAGATTATTTTGATGTAGATTCAAATCCAGTTGTTATTGAGAAATTTACAAACTGTTCTATGGATCCATCAGAAAATAGTTTTATTGCTAAAAAAATCGGAACATTAGACGGTGAATTTGAAATGAATTCTAAATACATTATGGTTGAAATGAATGAAGATGCACCAGTTGATGCACTTCCTTGTGGATTTGACGGTTATGTGTTTAGAGAATATGTTGGTGTTAAATCTCCATTCCCAATTTATAAGACCAAATATGATTTCCCAGGTGAAGTAATATATAACCCACCATTTGGTTTGGCTTCAGGTGCTGATGATGCAATTAGAACTTCTGGTGACAATATTAGAAAAACTTACCTTGGTATGTCAAGTAATATTGGTTTTGACACAAGTTTCTTTGAATATAAAGGAAAAAGAGCACCTATCTCACCTTGTGATTTGGAAGGTGGTGAATGGTCATACAAAACAAAAGGTTTCCATATGGATCAATTTGCAAGTGGGATTACAATCTCAAGTGCATTTGCAACAAGCGGAACACCTAAATATTATGTAGGAGCTGCCGCATTCTCTTCTGAACCTACAAGTCCAGATAGTCCATATTACAGATTATTCTCAAGAAAATTCACTTTATTTGTTAATGGTGGATTTGATGGATGGGACATTTATAGAGAATATAGAACAAATGGTGACAAATATGTGTTAGGTCGTCCAGGATTCTTAAATGGAGCTTGTTTTTCAGATAGATACCAAACAGCTAAAGGATGGGGTGCATTTAAACAAATTGCCGTTGGTGACCAGACTATTGATTATGCAAATACTGATTACTACGCTTATTTACTTGGTATTAGAACATTTGCGAACCCAGAGGCTGTTAATATAAATGTATTTGTAACTCCAGGTATTGATTATGTTTATAATAATAGTTTAGTTGAGGCTACTATTGATATGGTTGAAAATGATAGAGCAGATTCTTTATACATTACAACAACTCCGGATTACAAAATGTTAGTCGCATCAACAACTGAAGGTGATAATTTAATTTATCCACAAGAAGCTGTTGATAACCTTGAGCAAACAGGAATTGATTCTAACTATACCGCAACATATTATCCTTGGGTATTAACAAGAGACACAGTAAATAATACACAAATTTATATTCCAGCAACAGCTGAAGTTACAAAAAACTTGGCACTTACAGATAATATTGCATTCCCTTGGTTTGCGGCAGCTGGTTATACTCGTGGTATTGTAAATGCGGTTAAAGCTCGTAAGAAATTAACTCAAGAAGATAGAGATGTTCTCTATGTTGGAAGAATTAACCCAATTGCAACATTTGCTGATGTTGGAACTGTAATCTGGGGTAACAAAACCCTTCAAGTTAGAGAATCCGCACTTGATAGAATTAATGTGAGAAGATTGTTATTACAAGCTCGTAAGTTAATTTCAGCGGTTTCTGTAAGATTGTTGTTTGACCAAAATGATGAGCAAGTAAGACAAGATTTCTTGAACGCGGTTAATCCAATCTTGGATGCTATTAGAAGAGATAGAGGTCTATATGATTTCCGAGTTGAGGTGTCAAGTGATACTGCTGATTTAGATAGAAATCAATTGACTGGGAAGATATATATCAAGCCGACAAAATCTTTAGAATTTGTGGATATAACATTCTATATTACACCAACAGGCGCTTCATTTGACAACATCTAATGAAAATAAACTAAAAGAAAAGGGAGAATATATCTCCCTTTTTTTTATTATAACTAATATTTATTAATATGAATCAAAAAAAATATATTAAAAAACTTATTAGTGAGATTATAGATGAAACCTCATCACCACTAATGAAATATTATGCTTTTGATTGGGACGACAATTTGATGTTTATGCCAACCAAAATCTATCTTAAAGATTCTGATGGAAATTCTGTTCCGATGTCAACAGAAGATTTTGCTGAATATAGAACTGAAATTGGTAAAGAACCTTTTGATTATAAAGGAAATGAAATTGTTGGTTTTGACGAAGACCCATTTAGAGATTTCAGAGTGACCGGTGATGATAAATTCCTATCTGACGCGATGAAAGCCCCAACAGGACCAGCGTGGTCTGATTTTGTGGAGGCAATCAATAATGGCTCAATCTTCGCAATCATTACAGCAAGAGGACACACACCATCAGTTTTAAAAGACGCAGTTAGAAAGTTAATTGATTCAAACAAACACGGATTAAGTAAATCAACATTGGTTAAAAATCTTAAAAAATATAGAGATTTAGCCGATGAAGAAGATTTGTCGGATGATGAGCTAATAGATGTTTATTTAGATATGTGTAGATTCCATCCGGTTTCTTTTGGTGAAGGTTCGGCAACAAACCCAGAACAGGGAAAAATTGATGCTATGGAAGAATTTATGAGATATGTAAAATTAATCTCCCACCGATTACAGAAAAAAGCATTTATGAAAAATAAAATTTCAAATTATTTTACACCATTTATTGGTTTTTCAGATGATGATGTAAGAAATGTAGAAAAGATGAAAAGTCATTTTGATAAAAAGAAAGATAATATATTACAAACTTATTTAACAGCAGGAGGAAAGAAAACTAAATATTAAAATATATTAAGTTATATATAATATATGAATACTCAAAAATAATCCAAAGTAAATAGAAAAATTTTTAAAATCCCTAAATTTTACTTTAGGGATTTTTTGTATAATAGATTTCCACAATCATAAATTTTTGGAATACCTCTTTCTTCCATTATCTCAAATTCACTTTTATTTGAATCGTATCCCAAATCAACCAAAACATCTTTTCTGTATTTGAATCTTGATTCTCTTTTTTTATTAACGACATAATAATAATTCGGTGTTGTTTCTTTTACAAAAGAAAAGTTCAACTTCTCATATAAATTACCATTACTCCACCTCTTATCAGCATAACTTATAATTTCTTTTGGTGATTGATCAACGATAAACCTTTTAAGTAGCTTAGACGCACCCCCAACAACAATGTGGTTTAGTTTATTACAAAAACGAAGTAATTCATATTCATTGTTTTCTGTTTTTTTATATCCAAGATTTAATCTTTTTTTACCAAATGTCATTATAGATATTAAATTTGAATTGTAATATACACCTAAATTAAATTTACTACCAACTGAGCCCTGGATATGGTTTTCTTCCAAGAATTTTGTTTTTGTTTGTGTGTCGACATATTTTACTTCACAATTTCTAGCAAAAACACGAACACTAGTAAGACCTAATAATGTTTTAATTCTACTTTTTACAATTTCTTTTTTATTATCCCATTCATCTTCAAAAATATGAACCACTCTAATACCTAATTTTTTACATTCATTTGTTTTTAAACTATGATATTGTTTGTCTTTAAATTTATCTGAATGCCAAAACAAACCGTCAAATTCAATGGCAATATTATGTTCTGGTATAAAAATATCTAATTCTTGACCTTTAAGAATATTGCGGTCATTTTCAATATATTTAATATTATGTTCATCTAAAAATTCACAGATTTGTTTTTCTTTAAATGATTTTAAATCATTTATTGGATTACACAAAATACAAGGGTTTATGTCATTTTCAAATCTATAAGACAGCAAAGACCTCTCAATCAAATAAGGTTGATTACATTTATCACATTTTATTTCAATTGTTTTTCCGGTATAACCAATAACATTTAAATTTTCATATTTAGAATAAAACCATTCAGTTTTTTTATCAAACCCAACTTGTCTAATTTCTGGTAAAACTAAAGGAGTTGAAACACCGTATTTAGTTTGGTTTGTGTTTTTTATTTTTTCTTTGGTTGAATCAAGTTTTGATATATGATCAACATTGTGTTTTTCTATTGTTTTTGATTTTATATATTCTTTATCTTTAAAAACATTATCAACACCAAATGATCTAATAAAACTTTCTTTTATTTTATTTTTAACATCATCAGAACAAATTGGTGCGTTTCCACCGTATTTAACAATATTTGTTTCTTTGATTTTTGTTTTTCTTATTCCACATTTGTTGGCACATAAAACGGAACAATATAAACCATAACCTTCAGTTAATGATTTTTTAAATTTCAAATTATTACCACAATTCTGACATTTTGGTATATTTTGGATTTTATTGATGTAGTGCCATATTTTTTGTTTAAAAGGTAAATCAATTAAATCGTTGTTATTGTAGTTAATTATTTCAAAATATAACTCTGGATAATTTTTTTTTAAAAAAGATTCTTTAGTTTTTGCACCACTATTATTATTTTCTATAAAAAATTTAAGTAAATCCATTTTTTTTACTTTATAAGATATTTATGAGTAATGTAAATAATATAATTTACAAATATAAACATAAATATTAAAAAAAACAAAAAAATGGCTGATTTATTAATGAAAATGCCTATCCCTTACGAACCTAAGCGTAATAATAGGTGGATCTTGAGATTCCCTTCTTCTTTGGGGATAAATGAATGGTATGTTGAAAGCACATCACGACCAAAATTGAAAATAAATTCAGTTCCAATCCCATTCTTAAATACTGAGGTTTATGTCGCTGGTAAATTTAATTGGGAATCACTTCCTGTTGTATTTAGAGATCCAATCGGACCGTCTGCAACACAAGCTATTATGGAATGGATTAGAACTTGTGCTGAATCTGTAACTGGTCGTATGGGTTATGCCGCTGGTTATAAGAAAAATGTTGATCTTGAAATGTTAGATCCAACAGGAGTTGTTGTTGAAAAATGGATTCTTGAAGGTGCGTGGCTTACCGGATACGATGGGGGATCTTTAAAATATGGTGGAGATGAGGTTTCAACAATATCTTCCACGATTGTTATGGATCGTTGTATCTTAGTTTATTAGTTTTTACTAAAAAACATCTACCCAAACTTAACTTTGTTAAATTCCCATATATTTATATGTATGGGAATTTTTATTTGTGAATTATGTAATAAGGAGTTTAATACGATAAATAGTATCAGATCCCATTCAATTCAAAAACACAATATATCGGCAGAAGATGTCTATATTAAACATATATTGAATGATAATACCCCTAAATGTGAATGTGGTTGTGGTGAAAAACCTCCATTTATCACAGTAACTAAAGGGTTTTCAAGATTTATACAATCACACCATAATAGAGTTAAAGGTAAAAATAATTTCCATAAAAATCCGGAAACCCACAAAAAAGCTATTGAAACACAAAAGAAAAATTGGAAAGAAGGAAAATATAAAGGATGGTGGGAAGATAAAACACCAGAGACAATTGCAAAAATTGAGGGTATTAAAACAAAGTTAAGAAATGATAAAGAGAGAGGTAAAAAAATATCTGAAAAATTAAAGGGTGTCCCAAAAACTGAAGAAAGTAAAAGAAAATTATCTGAAACACAGAAAAAAAGATATATTGATAATCCAGAATTAAGAGTTAATCAATCTAAATCTAGATTAGAATGGATGAGAAAAAACTCAAAAGTAAAAACATCAAAACTTGAAATAACCTTTATTAATATGTTAGAAAATATTGGTTTAAAAAAAGATGTTGATTTTATATATAACTATTTAATTTTTGAAATAAAAACATTTTTTGATTTTTATTTACCCAATAAAAATGTGTTAATTGAAGTTGATGGTGATTTTTACCACTGTAACCCTATGACGGAATATGAAATACCAAAATATGAAATACAAAGAAAGAATAAAATAAATGATAAACGCAAAAATACTTGGTGTAAAAACCATAATATAACTCTTTTAAGATACTGGGAAAAAGATATTAAAGAAAGACCAGAGTGGGTTATTTTAGATTTAAAAGAAAAACTTAATTTATAAAAATACACACCCTTTACAACCAAAATATAAATCCATATATTTATTAGAAATAGTAAATGTATGGATTTTTCTTTTTTTACAACTAATAACAAATCTGGTTATAAAACCAATGAAAAATGGTTAAATAATAATGAACCAGAATTATATTCAAAAATAGTTGAATATTCAAAAAATATTCAAGACAATATAACCTTTAAAGAAAAAATATATTTTTATTTTCATAATTTAAAACAAAGACCAAAATGTGTTTCTTGTGGTAATGAAATAAAATTTAGAAATAGATTTGATAAACCATACGGTGATTTCTGTTCCTTAACTTGTGCAAATAATTCAAAGGACGAATTAATTAATAGACAAAAGAAAACTTTCAATAAAAAGTATGGTGTTGATTTCTACACTCAACATAATGAATTTATAAAAAAACAAAAAGAAACCAAATTAAAAAAGTATGGGAATGAAAATTATAATAATGTAGAAAAAAGTAAAAAAACCAAAGAACAACATTACGGTAATAGTAATTACAACAACATTGAAAAACAAAAGAGAACATGTGAAATCAAATATGGTGTTGATAATTATGCAAAATCAAATAACTACCGGAATAAATTAATCAAAGAGTTTAAAAACTTATACCCAGATATTAACTTTAAAGAAGTAAAAAAAAGTTCTGTTATTGTAAAATGTCCTATTTGTAAAAATGAATCAGAACTTTCTAAACAATTATTATATGAACGACATAAAAGAAATTATGAATGTTGCCTAACTTGCAATCCAGTTGGGATTAGTCAGAGAAGTGGTTATGAAGATGAAATTTCTAATTTTTTAAACGAGATTAATATCAAACACATAACAAATTATAAACTACCCAATTCAAAAGTTGAGATTGATTTGTTTATTCCGGAACACAATATTGGGTTTGAATTCAATGGTTTATATTGGCACAATGAATTATTCAAGTCACCAAACTATCATTTGGAAAAAACAATTAAATGTAATAATCTTGGAATTAGTTTAGTTCATATTTTTGAAGACGAATGGATTTATAAAAAAGAGATTGTAAAATCAATTATAAAAAATAAACTTAACATTAGTGAAAATAAGATATATGCTAGAAAGTGTATTATAAAAGAAGTATCAACACCAGAATCTAAAAAGTTTTTAGATGAAAACCACATCCAGGGAAATGTTAATTCAAGTGTAAAACTAGGACTATATCATAATGATGAATTAATATCACTTATGACATTTTCAAGAGGTAGAATTATTATGGGAGGAAAAAAAGATGAATGGGAATTAAATAGATTTTGTAATAAGATAAAAACAAATGTTATTGGATCGGCATCAAAATTATTAAAGTCTTTTGTTTTAACATATAAACCAGAAAAGTTAATATCATATTCTGATGTTAGAATTTTTGACGGTAAAATGTATGAAAAATTAAATTTTAAAATGATTTCACAATCAAAACCAAATTATTGGTATGTAATTGGTGATAAAAGACATTATAGATTTAATTTTAATAAATCAAATCTGGTGAAAGAGGGTTATGATAAAGATAAAACCGAAAAACAAATTATGTTTGATAGAAAAATTTATAGGATATATGATTGTGGAAATATTCGTTGGGAATTAACTATTGATTAAATCAAGTATTCGTTTATTTTTTAATAAAAAAAACTATGGATCAAGATTTAGTAACATACGGACAAATGGATTTTAATTTACCACACGATATTGTCCAACTACCATCAAATGGTATTTTCTATACATCAAAAAAGAAATCAGTTAAAGTTGGTTATTTAACCGCTAGTGATGAAAATATCTTGGTAAATATTGATGGAACAAAAACAATAAAGGAAACAATTATTATTCCTTTGTTAAGAAATAAATTATACGAAAGAGATATAAGACCAGAAGAATTACTAGAAGGTGATGTTGAGGCCGTTCTTTTATTTTTGAGAAACACATCATTTGGTCCGGAATATAACATTGTTGTAAATGACCCAAAAACAGGAAAATCGTTTGAAGCCTCAATTATGCTTGATGAGTTGAACATCATTCAACCAAAAGTTCAACCAAATAGCGAAGGTTTATTTGAAGTTGTATTACCAACTTCTGGTGCTCATGTCAAATTAAAATTACTAAGTTTAATTGACACAATGGAAATTGATAAAATTGTTGATCTATATCCAGTTGGTTATAATGCACCAATTGTCACCACAAGGTTGTCAAAAATGATTGTTGAATTAAATGGGGATAAAGACCAAAATAAGATTTCTACCTTCATCCAAAATATGCCGATTAGAGATTCTAAATTTATTAGATCCTTTATGAAAGAAAATGAACCAAGATTGGATCTTAAAAGAACTGTTATAGCCCCGTCAGGAGAAAAGGTAGATGTAAATATCGCCTTTGGGGTGGAATTTTTTCGGCCTTTCTTCTAAATACTCAAAATTCTTATTAGACGAATATTTTTATCTTGCAAAATACATACATATGCAATATAATGAATTTTTGTCAATCCCAACATATGTTAGAAAATATCTTGTAGAAAAGCTGTTGGAAGATTTGCAACCACCAAAAAATCAATAAAAAAGTATTTATTGTAAAAAGTTAATATGGGTCTTACTGATAGTTTATTATTAAAACTTGCACAAGGTATTTTTGGATCAACAATTAAATCTGTTAATGATTTATCTTCCGACCAGAAAAAAGCCGTTGAGGCCGCATATAAACAAGGTATGGCAGATGCCGAAAACAAGAAAGAAAAAACAGAGTTAAAAAGTTCTCAATCAACAATTACCGTTAGTGATACACCAGCAGAAAAATCGGCAGGTGCTTTAGATTTTTCAGGTATTGCGAGTGATTTAGGTGAAGGTCTTGGTAGAGCGACAGCACCATTTACTAGTTTAGAAACAGTAAAAAATGATGTTAATGCGTTAATTATTGAGTCACAAAAACTTGCCGACACAATGGGTCTTGGTCGAGCAAGAGCCGGTGAGTTGAAATCCACAATAGCCGATACTTTACCAGAAATGGTAAAATTGGGAATGACAACGGATGAAAGTATAAAAGTAATAACCGACATCCCAAACGCATTAAAGACAAACGCATCAATCGCCAATGAAACCATAGTAGAGCTTGGTGCAACATCCAAATTTGCCGGCGTTGATGTTGGAAGTTTAGTTAAAGAGTTTTCAAGTGTAGGAACACAATTATCAAGTGTTGGTGACGAAATGGCCGATGTTGCAAATTACGCTAAAAGTGTTGGTGTTAATGTTAAAGAAGTCACAGCCGGAGTTGTTGGGAATTTAAAACAACTTAATTTATTTAATTTTGAAAATGGTGTCCAAGGGTTAGCAAAAATGCAAGCACAATCAGCAATGCTTGGTGTTAATATGGAAAAAGTTTTCGCAAAAGCGGATTCATTATTAAATCCAGAATCAGCAATTGAATTTACTTCAGCATTACAAAGATTAGGTGTAACATCAACAGAATTATTAGATCCACTATCAGCTATGGATATGGCTCTTAACGACCCAGCAAAACTCCAAGATGAAATGACCAAGGTTGCACAACAATTTACAAGGTTGAAAGCGGATGGAACCGGATTTGAAATTTTACCAGGCGCTAAATTACAATTAAGAGAAGTTGCAAAAGAACTTGGTATGAGTGCTGACGAGTTGGCAGGTATGGCAATTAAAAGTTCTGATTTGGATATGAAATTAAAACAAATTAGATTTCCAAGTTTTGCGGCTAGTGAAGAAGATAGAATGTTAATTGCTAATATGTCTCAAATGAAAGACGGTAGAGCTGTTGTTCAGATTACAGATGAGACAGGTGAGAAAAAAGAAGTTGCAGTTGAGGATTTAACAGCTAACCAGTTAGAAGAACTAAAAAAAGAACAAGCAAATCAAAATAAATCAGCTGAAGAAATTGCAAGAGATCAGCTTTCCGTTCAAGAAAGAATTGAAGGTATTTTGAAAGGTACTGAATTATCCGCAAGAATGGGTGTTGCAAGTTCTGGAACATTACAAAGAGCAGCTGAAGCTAACTTGGCTATTAGAGAATCTGCGATGGAAAACTTATACGGTAAAGTAAAAACTAAAGATGTGAGAGGCGCTGTCACTGATATTACATCACCAGTTGAAAGTTCTATAGTTTCTTTATTCACAGAAGGCGGTCTTTCTTCTGAAAATATTACAAGAATATCTGACACACTAAATGATATACCAAAAAATTTAATGAATAGAGTTTTTGGTTTGACAATGGGTGCTTTAGAAGGTGCCGAAAGTGGTATTAAACAAGGCGCCGCAAGAGTGTCTGGAATATACGGTGGTATTGGTGGGCTTCAACCAATTACCGAGTCTGAAGTTAGCACAAGTTATATAACCCAAATTAAAGAATTTGTTAGTAAAGCAACAACACTTCTGGAAACCAAAACAGATCAAAATTTTAATGTCCAACAAAAAATTGATATTACAAATTCAGATGGTTCTTTAAAAAATGCTCCACCAGAATTATATAATGTGATAATTGATAAATTAAAAAACGACCCAAAAAATTTATTAGAACTTGATGCTGGTATTAAAAAAGTAACTAGTGGCATTTAATATTTTGAGTTATAAAATCAATTTTTTTTGTATTTATTTTAAAATAGGATATGGCTGAAAGTTTATTGTCGTTTGCAAATTCATCAAGTTTTAGAAATCAATTGATTGCTAGAAACTTAAAACCATATACGGTTCCAGGTGTATTCTCAAGCCCATCAACTAATGTAAATTATGAAACAAATTTAACAGTAACAAGTGTAATTGATTCATCAGATACTTTAATATCCACAAATCAATTTGCAAATACATTATATCCATTAAACGAATATGGACCAGAAGGTGGTTTTAATGGAAAATACTCAATACCAGGGTCACCATATCCTATTGATTCAAATTCAGGACCTTATGATCCAAACGACACCACTCTTGACTTAATTAATGAATTTTTTATTGATGCGGCATATGTCCAAAATATTTATGGACCTCAAGGTGGTTATTCCGATTTAGTGGTAATTACTGATGTTGTTGGAAATCCAAAACTTTATCAACCATATTGGGATCCATCATCCTTTGTTGCTTCAACTTATAAGACATATGATTTAATTTTTAATCAAAATCCATCTGGATCTAATGGTTCATTATCTCAAGATACATACCTTGCTAGATTGGGAGCACAACAATTAAAGAGTGCGTTTGAGGAGAGAATTGCTGATCAACTTAAAAAGAAAACAATTGGTAGATTAAATTTAGATTCTTTAGAAGATCCTTTTAGTGCTAGTTTGGTTGCTGCAGGTAAAGAACCCTTTATTGAAAAAAATTGGACAATAACTCAATCTGAAAGTCCGGTTGAAGCTGCCGTTGAATTTGGTTTAAGATTATCAGGAACTTATTTTCCAACATCAACAATACCAGGTGATTATTTTAACGACATTAATTTCCAAGCACCAAAACTTGAAAAAGCATTAAATGTTGTAAATGGTGTTACTGGTGGTTTATTAGGGCCAATACTTGATGTTTTTAGAAATCCTTCAGAAACATTTGTTGCCAATACCGGAAATGGACAAAGATCAATTTTATTTTCATCTCTTGATTATAATAAATATAGACCAAAATATGTAAGAGGACCATTACAAAGTATTACAACTGGTCTTGATAGAATTTTAGACCCAAACAAACCAAATACTGGTGGTTATTATGTTGGAAGTCCAGAGGCGGAACCATCACAGATTGACTCACCAGCAAATCAAATACCAGTAGGACCAGGTGGAAAACAAATTAACACAATTGTTTATGGACCACAAGAATTGGGTATTTTATATGAAGGAAATGAAAGTAAATTATTAAATGGTTTAAAGGGTAAATCACTTAGTGATGGGGGTGGTATATCCGGACAATTTGTTTGGACATCACCGAAATATAAAGACAACGCAGGTTTTAAACAAGGTCGTAATGGTAAAGTAACATCTTTAGATCAACAATTTGAGACAATACGAGCAGATTACCAAGGTTACCAATCAACAACGATTCCCTTCAAAGAAGGATCAATATTGGACGACACACAAAGGTTAGTTGAATCTGCCGACAAAGTTACCGGTTTATCAAGACTAAAACATGTTGGAAACGCAATCAACCAAGTATCAAAAGTATTTAATGATGGATATAAAGAACTAACAAAAGGCTCACAAGTATTATCCTACAAAGACAATGCTGACAATACTTCAGTTGGGATTGAATATTGTAGAGTTTTTACAAAAGATACACCATATTACACTTATGCCGATTTACAAAAATCAGATGGTATAACAAAAACAGGTAGAGGGTTTTCTTACTCAATATTTGATAATACATATAACTTGAATATTGCACCACTTAAAAATCCTGGATCAACGAATATTGTTGATAATAAAGTAAAAAAATATATGTTCTCAATTGAGAATCTTGCTTGGAGAACATCAGATAGACCTGGATTCACATATGATGATTTACCAGTTTGTGAAAGAGGACCGAATGGTGGTAGAATTATGTGGTTTCCACCTTACGATTTAACATTTTCTGATGATAGTTCGCCAGAATTTAATAAGACATCTTTTTTAGGGAGACCAGAACCAATATACACATATAAAAACACAACAAGAAAAGGAAGTTTAAGTTGGAAAATAATTGTGGATCACCCAGCCGTAATGAATACAATTGTCCAAAAACAATTAAAAAAGGCTGACCCAGAATTGGTCGACTCAATACTTAATTCTTTTTTTGCTGGATGTGTAAAATATGATTTATACGAATTAGGTATTAAATTTAATACAATTCCAACAAGAGATTTATTTACCTATCAACAAATCCTAAATAATCCAAGATTAACATCAGAAGAATTAGGACAAGTTGCTTTTGAAATCCCAAAAAAACCAGAAGAAGAAGATAAAACAAAAAACAATGCAACTGGCGCTGATAATGTTACTACCGGTGGTGGTTCAAAAACTAAAGAAAATACAACAGACACAATAAAAGATATTCCATTAGATGAATTTATTAACTACGGATTTTATTTTGATAATGATTGTCCTGAATGTAAAGGTAGTTGGAGTAAAACCGCCAGCCAACCATATGATAGTTGGTATGATGGGTATATCGGAAATAAAGGTAAATATGATACATCGGCACCAGCAATTACATACACCAAAGAAGGGACAACATATAAAGAATGGAGTAAAGCTGGTATCCCAAACTTTTTTACACAAGTTGTTGAAGGTAATTTCAATAAAATTAAAGGTGATCTTTTAACTAAAATTGGTGAAATTTTATTAAATGGTGGTGAAGTATCAATAGATTTGGTTGGTTCAGCATCAGCCGTACAAACACCAGCATATAATAAAACATTATCAGAAAGAAGAATTGATTCAGTAATTCAATGGTTTAAAAAACAACAAGATAAAAATGGTAAGTCTTTTGAAGACTATGTCACAAATAAAAAACTTATTATAAAGGGAGACCCAAGAGGTGAGGAAATTGTGATACCAAAATCAAGTGCCGAAGCGGTAAGTGGACCTACAGTTGTTGGGTCTGGTGAACAAGGTGTATTATCAGATAGTGTAAATTGTAATGCAAATTTGAATATAAAAGTTGGAAACACATATAAGGTTACATCTGCTGCTGAGATATATTCAATACCCGCTATGGCTTGTAGAAGAGTTACGATTAAAAACATTAAAGCAAAAGAACCTGTAAAAAAAGAAGGTGGTGGTGGAAATAAAGAACCAGATCCACAAAATGATGAAAAAAAGAAAGTTGTTGAAAATGTTCAAACTAATCCGGCACAAACAGTCAAACCATCACCAAACATAACGGTAGAACAAAAAATAAAAGATGGTATATCTAAAAAAGTTTTAAGAACTTTATTTTCAGAATGTGATTATTTTGAGGTGTTAAAACAATCCGACCCAATGATTTTTCAATCATTAAAAGACAAGATTAAATATTTTAATCCGGCCTTCCATTCAATGACACCTGAAGGCTTAAATGGTAGATTAACATTTTTAAATCAATGTGTTAGACCTGGACAAACAATACCAATTATTGGTGCCGATGGAAGACCAAAATATAATGATGCTTTAAATACAGCATTTGGTGCTCCACCAATTTTAGTATTAAGAGTTGGGGATTTTTACCATAGTAAAATAGTTCCTAGCAACTTATCATTTGCATATGAAGAAGCTAAATATGATTTAAATCCAGAAGGAATTGGTGTTCAACCTATGATAGTTAAAGTTACATTAGGTTTTGACTTTATTGGTGGTCACGGATTAAAACAACCTGTTGAGGAATTACAAAATGCACTTTCATTTAATTTTTACGCAAATACTGAAATTTATGATGAAAGAGCAACAGCAACTGAAGATGTTAGTGCTAGAGACAAATATGTTGTTGAGAAAATATTATCACAACAACCACCGGTGACAACAGCCGAGGTTGAAAACATACAACCGAAAAAAGGTGGAAATACAATTGGAACAATTTTATCCGAAACACAAATTGATTATACAAAACAATTAAATGAAACTTGGAATAAAACAAAAGAATATTTTGATACCGTAATTGATACACATATAACCCTATCTAAAAATTTTAATGTTGGGATTGTTTATTTATTATTCTATGAAAGAAATTTTAGTGAAGGTAAATTTGATGAATATGGAACCTCATCAACTTTACCTATATATGGAAAACCAAATAAAATAGAAAATAAGGTTGATAAATTATTTAGTGAAACAATTTCAGATGTTAAAAAAAGAAGAGATCCATTTATGGAAGAGATTGACAAAAGTATTAATTTGAAAAACTCAGAAAAAAAGGAAATTGAAAGAAGATTAATTCAAAGTATTGAAGCAATGCAGTCAGATTTTTCAATAAATCTTAATAATGATATATCAAATCTTATAAATGTCCAACAAGAATATATTCAAAATATTAGAAAACTTAATCTAATTTTAACAAAAACCGATGGTTCATTAAATTCAGAAAATAAACCGGTTGTGTATAATTTATCGGCTGAAACAACACCTATTGATACATTCACATTATTGAAAAATAATTATAAAAAAATTGAAGATAAGCATAAAATATTTTTTGAAGAGCCAACAAATATCATACAACAAGATAAATTTTTATTTTTGGCTAAAGATCATTATAATCCATCTGATGCTCTATTTAAAGATAATACCTTTAGGACTCCTGGCGCTACTTGGACAAATGGTGTCGGAACAACAAATGAAGATTACGCAACAAATAGATTTTATCAAATTATGGCACAAACTTTCTTTAGTGAATCTAAAAGAAATTCACTTAAAGAATTTATATTGGATAGTCAAATTTTCACAAATAAAGATTTAATTGGTAAAGAATTAGATAAAGCAATAACTATTTGTGTTACATTATTTAATGGTTATACACAAAAAATTATTGATTCCTATACTAAAATAAAAGACGATGAAAAATATAAATCATTAGTTCAATCACCATTAAACGAAACCGACAAATATATTTTTAGTTATACCTCAACAACAAGCGGAACAAACGAACAAAATAATAGAATTACCAATTTGTATTCAACTCAAAATCTAAACAATGATTTTAAAACATTTGATGGAAAAGTAAAATTTAATTAAGATGAATCTACAATATTACAACAGATATAGTCAATTTTTGGTAAATGGAGAACAACAAGTTGTCCCATATATTAGCCTACCAGCAAAAGCAACAGATAAAAATTACATTTATATTGTTGGGCAATCAAGACTTGATAAAATATCTTTCCAATTTTATGGAACACCTTTTTTTGGTTGGTTAATACAACAAGCAAACCCCCAATATTCAGGATCCGAATGGAGTATCCCAGATGGTGCAATATTGACAATTCCATTTCCTTTACTAACATCATTACAAGATTACAATAACGAATTAAACAACCATTTCTTTTATTATGGTAGATAATGGAGAAAATATTTTAGTAGAATTTGATTACGACAACATATCCCTTATAGACCCAAATAAAGTAATAGATCAAGATGGTAAAGTAAGAGATAGGTTAGTTAAACAAGAAAACTTGGTTATGTATGCTAACCTTGAGTGTAGTGTTGTACCTAGAACAAAACTTGCTATTGGTGCCCCACTAAATGATAATGTAAGAACAATTTCTGTTGGAAAAATAAACTTTTTAAATCCGGGTTTTAAAACATTTTTAAATAATAACTGGACTGATGAGATTACAGGTAAGGGTGCGATTAAGGGTGAGGGTGTAAATCAACCTAAACTAAATGCGGTTAAAAACCCAAAAAAATCCGATGATTATTATATAACACAATCACTATATTCAAACGGAACACCTGGTGCTGTTGATAATGGACTATTGGGTATTAAGGGTATTGAAGTTGCAATTGATACTAATTTCTATCCACAAGTAACAATTCAATTAGAAGATGTTAAAGGTAGAGGTTTATTTGAGGGTGGTAATAATTCACCATATGCGGCTTTTTTCCAATTACCATACCCAATATTTTATTTAACATTAAAAGGTTATTATGGGAAAGCGGTAAGAATGCCCTTAATGTTGCAAACATTCAACTCAACATTTGACGGTACATCTGGAAATTTTAAAATAACTTTGAAATTATATGGATATAAATATGGTGTAATGTCCTATATAAATTGGGGACATATGTTGGCAGTTCCTCATATGTATAATTCATTTGTAAACACCGGACAAGTATCACAAGGTAGCCCAACACCAACAAATGGTGTATCAAAACAAGCTTCAGATAATGTAAAACCGGTTGCAGTATCAAGAGGGTATCAAAAAATGAAAGAATTATATTCGGAATATAAATCAAAAGGTTTAATTGACGATGATTTTCCAGAATACAGTTTGTTTCAACTTAAAAGTAAGTTAGATACTTTTATAAAAGATATTTTAGAAAAATTTACAAAAGAAAATTTAGGGTCATTAACCGAACTTGAAAATTTTCAAACATTACTTACAGAATTCCAAAAGAAAGTATTCTTTGATGGTAGTTCTTGGTATAGAACATATATGGATTTCAAATTTCCATTAGTATTAACCGATAATACAAAAGTTTTCACATTCAAAAAAGATTATGATACGGCTCAGAAAAAAACTGATGCAATAACAGAATTGGATGGTATAATAAAAGATTTTACAAAAAGACTAGAATCAAATAGTGTTGCCGGTAAAAACGGAAGTTATACTGTTGGGGGAAAACAAACAAAAAGTCAGGTTCCGGTGAATGTTACAATAGATAAATTTTACAAAACAATAACCGTTAATGATGTTGATTTTACTAAATCGTTTAATGAGGCTTATGGTAAAACGACAACTGGCGGAACTTTAGTTCAAGAATTTGCGCTTGCCAAATCACTTGAAATACCAACAAGTCAATATTTTGTTTTTGATGGAAAAGGAACATTTAACGATATTTGTAACCAAGCGGCTAAAGAAGTTACAACTTTAAGAACTGAAATTGAAAAACAAATTACAGATAATTTAGCTGAACAATTAGCTAGAAAAGATAGTGGTATTGGTTTTAAACCAACCGTTAGAAACATACTTGCCGTTTTCTTTGCTCAAGGTGAAGCATTTTTAAGATTAATGGATGATGTTCATAATGCCGCATGGGAAGTAAGAGATGATCCATATAGGAGAGCTTCCGTATTTGGAACAACAACAGCACAAAGTGTTGATGTTAAAAACGCACAACAAGCAACAGAACCAATTTATCCTTGGCCACAAATTATTTTGGAAAATCAAGGTGATGATTCACAAGAAAAGTTTGCATTAAAATATCCAGGTGATCCAAAACTATCATCAATTACAAAAGCGTATATTCCAGAATTATGGCCGGAGGTTGAATTTGTTGAAGAATATATTAAAGGTTTTATTGAAAGGGAAGCACCAGAACCAGATTTGGGTGATTCAAATAATTCAGAACAACAACCTTTGAGATTAAGTTTAAATGCAATTGATTTTCCTGTATCTAATGAAGTTTTCCAAAACAAAGAAGAAGTAAAATTTTATTATGAAATTTATGAAAGGGTTATGGTTAATACATTCTTTTCTAAATTAAGTAGAGTTGATGGTTATCAATCAAGTGTTTATTTGGTAGAATCAGAAAATGAAAAAATAAATGCTTTGAAAGCATTGGGTAGTGATAATCCATTTTTAATTAAAAAATTAAAACAATATCTAATTGATGGAAATAATTATCAGACATTTTTAAGACACATCTCAAATCAAGGTGAAGGAGAAAGTTGGCAAAAATTTATACGAGGTGAATTTGTTACACCATACATAAAAAATAAAACAAACACACCATTTCAGTTATTTAACAAAAACATATTGTTAAGTCCATCATCACAACCAAATGTTTCAGCAACACAACAAAGTAAAATTGAAGACTATATTCAGGTTAAAACATATAGTAATCAGTTTGATTTTACGGATATGTATCCAATTACAAATCTTGATTGGTGTAAAAATTATTTGGCAAATGGTAATGGAATAAATGGTGTTAATGAGATTTTTAATACAAATAAAATACTACACTATAATACAATACAAAAAACAATTACAAACTTTAAAAGTGATGATACGACAGATACAAAAAGACCTATTACAAATTTTAATTATACCCCAGACATTTTTAATCAAACGATAAATTCAAACCTTAAAGAATTTTATAATAATAGAAAATTTGAAAATCAGTTCATAACCGAAGGGAATATAAATTATTCAGGATATAATGGTTATTTGAGTGAAAATCAAACAACATCAATAATGAATACACCATATTTTATAAATGCAATACAAAATGGTGTGTTTAACTTTAGATATAAGTCAAATGATTTAAGTCCATATAAGGCGGCAGCATATCTTTTTATTAATAGCTTACCAATTGCAACATTGAGAGAAAGATTTAAAACAAAGGACGCTTCTGAAGATTTGGATTATATTGTATCAACACTTAAAAAGTTTGGTGGGGTTCATAAATTACCTTATGTTTGGATATTAAAATATGGGTCAATTTGGCACAGATATAAAACTTGGAATAGAGAAGGAAAAGACATATTGGATAATTCTTGGAAAGATTTTAATTATTTATCAAATTATGATCCGGTAAATTCTGCAACAACAAAAACATACAATTTAAATATTGATGGGACACAACGAAATATTGTTTTAAGTCAAAATTTTGGAACTGGAGCATACACAACATATGTTAATACAGGGTTTTATCCAAAACTTATTGATGATATGAATGTCTTTTTACAAGGTTTAAAACTGTTTAGTGGGTCCACACAACTAAATGGAACCTGTGATGTATTTAACAACACAATGGTTGTATATACGGTAAATGATAATACATTAACACCTGGATATAAACTATCTGGTCCTGGTATAGATTTAGATACTACAATTGTATCACAATTAAGTGGTGCAACCGGGGGACCTGGGATTTATCAAATCACACCATCTCAAAATTTAGATAAAATAAACGGAACTTGTAATATATCTGGAACAACACTTGAACTTACTTTTATAACTGGTGGAACATTAAATATTAATGCAACAATTGCTGGACCTAATATTATACCAGGAACCAAAATAGTTTCTAAAATAACTGGAAGCTCAAACCCTAATTTGGTTTATACAATAGATACACCACAAAATTATTCTGGTGCAACATTTTTTGTGTCAACACCTGCCGATTTTTTTGTAACCAACTCACAAACATCTGGGTATGGTCAAGCTGAAGTCCAAACTTTAATTGATAATAAAAAATTGGTATTAACAACAAACATAAATTCTAAAATTATAAAGACAGCTGGTTTTGACCCAAATAACCCAAATAGAAATTTAAACCTAACACCTTGGTCTGTATTATCAAAATTCACAAACGAAGATAAATATTATGTATTACCATCTTTTGGTAATGTAAAAAATCAAGTTGGGGATGAGTGTTTCAAAAATGGAAGTTTAAAACTAGAAATCACCGGAAACACTGCTGTATTTAATGGTTCAGCTAGAATGTTCTGGGGCGCACCAAATTACGGATATTTTGATAATGGCAAATTACAAATACCAGACCCAGACTCATATTTGAAACAAATTTTTAATGATAAAAAAATACAAGAAAATTTCTCAATAAGTGGAGATAAATCAAAATACACTAAAATATCTGAAATTTTTACAACATTTGAAACAAAAGTTTTAGATGCGTTTGAAGAGGAGTTTTTAAATTATAGTAGATCAATATATGATTACAAAACAGTAATTGCCGCTGAAGAAGGTGAAGAAACTGAAACTGAAATAGCAATAAAAAACTTTCAGTATTTTATGAGGTTATTAATGAAGATTGAAAAACCAACTTCAATTGGGACCGAAGGGTTAATTGATGAGGTTATAACAAAACAAAATTTAAATTTTCAATCATTATTTAATAGTTTAATGACTTATGACACGGTGTTTAGATTTGGAAACCCAACGATGTTTGATAAAAGATTATTTTATACATTTTCAACAAAATTTATTGAAGAACCAATATCATATCAAGGATATAACCAAAGTATGGCAGGGTTTTTACCAACATCCGGAGGAACAGTTACTTTAGCACAATCAAAAGCGGCATATCCAGAAACTTGGAAAGATTTAGAGTATTATGTTGGTTTTTCTGAAATACCAGAATTAAAATATAGTGATAATGGTTCATATATAACAGATTTCTTTGTTGATATGAATGTTCAGTTTTCACAAAAAAATGTAAAAGATTTTGCACCAATAATTAAATTATATGCGACACAAAAATTATTAGATCCAACAATGAATGTGTCAAAGTTTTTTACACTTATGAACACATATATAGATACTTGTGAGTTGTATCTCACAAATGTGATAAATGATTTAATGACTGGAATACGAAATGAATTACCAGATGTTTCAATTGTAAAACAAAATCCAGATCAAAAAGCACCATTAGTTGGGGATCAAAGTAGAGATGAATTATGGGATTCCTTTAAATCACTAAACGATACTTGGATTTCTGGTCTTGACCTTAAAACAAAAACATTGTTTGAGGACATTCTATTATTTGATAGGGCTTGTAGAGATGTTGGACAGAAAGTTCTTTGTGATATTTTTAAAATTAAAGATTTGATAGAAACATCATTACCAAACAATAAAATGGAAAATTTGATTAAAACAATTTTAGTTGATAATAATTTTAGTTTCTTTCCACTTCCCGCTTATAGTAATTTTTATAATGCACAAGAAGTTGTTAAAAATCCAGTTCCACAACCAGAAGGAACCACAGAATTTGCAAGCTCAATGTGGGGAACATTTTTAAATGTTGATTATAGAAATACATCACCAAAATATTTGTGTTATTATAAAAGTGTCCCAAGTAATCACCTTGCGATGAATGATAATGCGGATTACAAATTTAGAGACGACGCATTTGATTTAAGGAGAGCTAGTGACAATCCATTACTTGAAAATCAATTAAATAAGACAAATTGGGATAAATCAAATAAAGTTTGTGGTTTTAATGTAGATTTTAGTAATCAAAATCAACAGATATTTTACCAAATTAATTTACAACAAAGTGTTGGAAAACCAACAGCAGAATCACTTGAAATGATAAATCAAATGGCTAACTCTAGTAGAAATAGAGGAACTGGTTCCCAAAGTGTATCACTATACAATATATATAAAAATAGAAGTTATGAATGCACACTTGATATGATGGGTAATGCTTTAATGCAACCAATGATGTATTTTAATTTAAGAAATGTTCCGATGTTTAGTGGACCATATATGATTACAAAAATATCACATAGTATAAGTGAGGGTGATTTTAAAACAAGTATCACAGGGACAAGACAACCGTTCTATGATTTACCAAAAGTAGATAATTTTATTCAGGCGTTAAGTTTTAAAATAATTGATAAATTGAAAGATCAGTTACAGAAAAAAGAAATTGCTCAAACATCATCAAGTGGAAATGTAATTACACAATTAAACAATGTTATTTCCACCGTTTCTGAAAAAGACACACTAACAACAAATCAAAATTGCTCTTCAAAACTAAACCCTAATTACCAAGGATTTACAAATGTTGCAAATCCAAGTTTAATAACAATAGCAGCAAAAGAATTTAATGTCTTATTACGAGATAAAGTAAGGGCTAATGGTTATAAAGCACAATCAGAAGAAGAAGTTCGTTTAAGACAATTGTTATTTATTTTAATTCATATGGATTCTGGTAGCGGAAATAATTTTAAAGCTTATGATAATAATTTTTCTTCAGTTTCATTAGATCAAACCTATGGTCCTGAATTTATTTCATTTGTTGATAAAAATTATTATTGTGTGAATAGAGGAACAATTAAAGATATACCAATGGTAAAATTTACTTCTACGGCAAAATATCTTGATTTTGTAATATCAAAATCACCAGCTATATTAAAGAGTTTTTTGAGCGATAAATCACCACAAAACATAATTAAAATTTATGTTTCTTCTTGGCCTGTAATTAGAAATGGTAATGTCTATGACAAATTAACCGAACAAGATAAGAAAAAATTGGAAAATGCGTTAGAAAAAGCTAATGATTTATTTAATTCAGTGAATAGTTAATAGTTTTTTTTAAAATATAAGATATTTATAATAAAAAAAATATGAATAATACTAAATTAATATTAGACAATTATTTGGGTAAAAATACCAGAATGTCAGAAAAAGAATTGGGTAACGGAATGAAACAAGTATGTGATTTAGATACTGGAGATTGTTATGTCGTTAAAGAAAAAGATGGTCTTATTGAAAGAGTTGATAATACAATGAGAACAAATAAAAAAATCCAAGTTGAAACAACTACAGGAATAAAAACATTATTAAACGGATAGAAATGGGTATTGATACTAAAATATTAGAAGAAATTAAAAGATTTAAAAAAATCAATCAATATATTGTTGAACAAGAAGATCCTATGGCAGATCCGGCGGCAGCGGGAGCACCACCAGTAGACCCTATGGCAGCCCCAGTAGATCCTATGGCAGCCCCAGTGGACCCAACTGCAGCTCCAGTAGATCCGGCAGCAGCTCCAGCACCAGCAGACCCAGCGGCTACGACACCACCAGTACCAGCGGCTCCAGTCGATGTTGAAGCTGATGATGAGGTTGAAGTTGTGGATGATGAAGGAAAATCAGAAAAAGAAGAATTAGAAATAACAGATCTTGTTGATACACAGAACTCAATTAAAGATAAACAAGATGAATATTTTGACCAATTATTTGGCCAACTAAAATCATTAGAAGATAAATTATCAGAAATGGATCAATTGGTCACAAAGATTGATGGTTTAGAAACTAAAATTGAAAAAATGAGACCTAAAACAAATAAAGAAAAGTTAGAATTGAGAACTTTAGATTCAGGTCCATTTAATCAAAAGTTGTCTGATTTTTTTACAGATAAAGAACAAGAATTTGAAAAAACCGGAAAAGAATACGAATTAACAGTTGACGATGTTAAACAATATTCTTCAAATGAGATTGAAGATTCTTTTGAAGAATACGATCAAGACGAAAAAGATATGATGTAATATTTTGAGAGGGACATTTAAGTCCCTTTCATTTTTTTAATTTTAACTTATTGACTGCGACACTAATTTAACTTATACTTTCTATTGTAAACTTTTAATAAATAATATATATGGCGACAAACAATGTTTTAGATGCGGTTTTGGCTCAGTATGAAAGCTCAAAACAAAGTGGTTCTTCTTCCACTGCAAAGATGTCTCAAGAAGAAAGAATGAAAAAGTATTTTGCTGCGATACTTAAAGACAACGAAAAGCAAGCACAAAAAAGAATCCGTATTTTACCAACACCAGACGGATCTTCACCATTCAAAGAAGTATGGTTTCACGAAATCTTGGTTGATGGTAAATGGCAGAAGTTTTATGATCCTGCAAAAAATGACAATGAGCGTTCACCATTGAGTGAAGTTTATGATGTTCTTATGTCAACTGGTAAAGAATCAGACAAAGAACTTGCAAAACAATATAAACCTCGTAAGTTTTATATTGTTAAAGTAATTGATCGTGACAACGAACAAGATGGTCCTAAATTCTGGAGATTTAAACACAATTACAAGCAAGAAGGAATTTTTGATAAAATCATTCCAATTTACAAAGCAAAAGGTGATGTTGC